GTAAAAACACACACCCTACTGTCAAGCCGATAGAAATAATGAAATGGTGTGCTAGAGACATAAAACCTAACTCTAAAGTAGTAGACCCATTCTTAGGGTCTGGAACTACTGGGATTGCGATGTCTCGTTTAGGGCATGACTTTGTTGGTATAGAGTTACAGGAAGAATATGCAAAGATCTGTGAGGCTCGGATTAGACATTGGATGCCTATTGGAACTGAGATAGAGTCTGAAGCTCAAGTAGGTAAAGCAGAACCTAAAAAGGGTGAGCAAGTATCTATATTTGACATCTTTGATTCATAGATCATTTATTGTGCCTCATTTTTATTTGAGAAAGGAGAGCGTTAATGCTCGCGGAATACATTTGGATAGATGGTGGAAACCCAACAGCTAGAGTTAGATCTAAGACCAAGTACATACACGACACCACACCAAACACCGTTGAGAGATTGCCTCTGTGGAACTTTGATGGTTCATCTACAATGCAAGCGAACGGCAAATCCTCCGACTGTGTATTAAGACCAGTACGAATTGTCAATGACCCCATTAGAGGAGGGGACAATATCTTAGTTCTTTGTGAGGTAGAGACTGTTGATGGCGATAAGCACCCCTCTAATACAAGGTCTAAACTTGTTAAATCTCTTGAGTCTTTTAAAGGTCAAGGAGAATGGGTTGCTTTTGAACAAGAGTATACTCTGTATAAAGGATCAAGACCTCTAGGATTCCCAAGTGAAAGAAGATTCCCAGCAGACCAAGGCCCATATTATTGTGGTGTTGGTGCAGATGAAGTATCTGGTAGACCTCTTGTAGAAAAGCACTTAGATATTTGTCTGCAAGCAGGATTGCCTATTACGGGTATTAATGCAGAAGTCATGCCTGGTCAATGGGAATACCAACTTGGCGGGCCGAACATAGACGCTTTAACAGCGAGTGATCATCTATGGATTTCTAGGTGGCTCTTGTATCGCATTGGTGAGGACTTTGACATCACAGCAACTCTTGATCCTAAGCCTGTCACTGGAGATTGGAATGGGGCGGGTATGCACACCAACTTCTCAACCAAAACCATGAGACAAGAAGGTGGCATCGAGGAGATCAACCAAGCTGTTGAAAAGATGTCTCACAGGATTCAAGAACACCTTGATCGCTATGGGGCAGGTTATGAGATCAGACTAACAGGCCACCACGAGACTTGTCGTTATGATGAGTTCAAGTGGGGTGTTTCAGATCGTACAGCTTCTGTTCGTGTCCCTGTCGAAACGGATAAAAATGGTTGTGGCTATTTTGAAGACCGAAGACCTAACGCTAACGCAGATCCTTATCTTGTATGTGAAGCATTGATAAGAACGATCTCTGAAACTTGGGAGTAAACCATGAAAGTTCGTGTGGAATGGGATTTCTCTCAAACAGAGTTAGAAGATACAGAATACGACAAAGCAGTTGAGCAGTCTGGGCTTCCCCATATCGTCCTTATACCCATAGATGTGGCTTATGAGGATGAAGGTGGGATCTCCGATTGGATCAGTGACAAGTTTGGGTTTACAATCTACGAGTGGTGGGAAGTGTGACCCCCTTCTAAATAGGGGAGAGTAGGTCAAAGCGATAAAACGCTGACTTGACCCCTACCTCTAAGACCCCACCACTACGCACCAACAATTGAGAAAAGTTTGAGGGGTCATTTACTACATCATAAGTAGCCAACCCACAGATGTAGAAATCGAGGTTAGACTTTCGTATCACGATGACCTGCGGTGTATTTGATGAGCTAGGTGTGGGTTTCCTTAACAGAGGAAAGTCTCCCATGTTCACAGTCTTAACTCCGACTTCATAACCTGCTGATCTCAAGTCGGGAACATAGTAGTCATTAGAGTCTCCTATCGAGAAGTCTACAAAGGATTTACCTATGTGTTGTTCCACTGCACACTCACCACCCCAACCAGTCAGGTATCTTTTAGCCAACGACTTTGGGTCTTTAAAGTATTGACCCCCCTCTTGTCTTTTCTTCTCGATCACTTTCTTAACGAACGACCTTATTTGAGCATCTTTATCGGTGCTTAGAGAGACTTTTGGGTATGAAGCTAAGTTCGGGTATACCCAATGATTAAAAGTGGCTTCTACGCCCTCTAGTAAAACCATCTTATCCTTCATATTAAATTTCTGACCATCTAAAGAAGCGATCATCTTCTTTATGTGTAATCCCTTTACGCTTCACTTTACCTGCTTTCTTGCCACGCACATATCGTTCAAAAGAGGTAAAGTGTTTGCGTTCTAAGTCTGAGAGATCATCGACTGTGATCTGTTCTTCAACTAAGAGCCAAAACCTGCTACTGGCTTTAGCTACCCAAAAGGCATCGGCTTGATGATTATTCCATCTCTTAGCCCCTTGACCATCGGTAGCTTGTTTTGCGGCATCCACCATATCTCCTTTACCCATCTTCCAACCTTTGGGTCTATTAAGAAAAGCGGCGGCATGGGATTTAACTTGATTAGGGGATAAATAAACAGTGTCGCACTTTTCAAGCATGAGGGCTTCATTGCTATATAGGAAGAGTCCATACATACCCTCAGAGAAAAGGTCATTGAAGATAGGAGACTCAATCCCCACTCTTAAAGTCTCCTCTGGGTGGTCTGTTCTTACTTTCTGTACGATTTCTCGTAGTCCTTCTCGCAGGGTGATGTAGCGTTCAACGAACATGGTTTTGGCATCGGTTTTCATTGTGCCTTTATCCAAGAAGTGTCCGTCATCCCGAATGAGTGTCCACCCGAAGTTTCTTAATGAGGGGTCGAGTCCTAAGATCATTTGTAGTTCCTTTATATTCCTTATTAAGTATATTTATATGATACCTCTTTAAGGAGAGAACCCACCATGAGACATGATAACAGTTATCGTAGAGCAAGACGCTCTTATCGACAAGCATCAATGAATCGTCAAGCTACAATGGAGCGTATCGCAGGACTTGAGCTTAAAGTTGCGGCGATGGAATATCAAGCAGGAATGACAGACTCATTAAAAGGTCTTTTCCTCAAGTATGTCGCAGAACCACTTGATAAGTATCGCAGGCATCTTAACCTTTTCTCTATGCCTGTCGATGATCTTATGGATGATGTTGTCGAAGCAATCGCCCCAGAATATGCGGAAGCTCTGATGGAATCTGAAGTAGACGCTGACTTTGAGGAATTTGAAACAGGGGCTAAACTTAGACAAGAAGAGAGAGAGCATGGTCAATCTTGGTTCTCACCGAGAGGGAAGTCACCAGAGTTTTACGAGGGTTATACTTGGGGCGACACCAATGATGGCCCAATACCTAACGAAGTAAAAAAGCGTATCATTCAAGAAGCGGCTCAAGAGCATGACAAAAAGGTTGTTGAGAGAGCATTAAAGAAAGCTCTTAATGTCATCAACCCTATTGAGATCATCAAACACGCTTACCACATCATTAAAAAGCATGGCTGGGACCCTCATTCCGAAGAGATTTGGTATAAAAAATGGCCTAAGCGTTTCTTCAAAGTTGTTATCATGGGTATTGCTGTTTCTATTGTAGAAACAATCGAACACTATGTACTCCCTGCTCTCATGGTCAAACTAACTGGAAACCCTGCATGGTGGGGTCTTGCTTCTATACCTCTCCTAGAGATCATTTTACCTATCGTACTTCAATACTTCAAGAAGTCTAAGGGAGACACAGTAGATGAACCAGGACACCTTGATTGGTATGAAGAGAACTATGGTGAAATTGAGGACTCTCTTGAAGACGAAAATGCTTTTAGAGGTCGTAGAGCTTACGACTTTTAATAGTTTATTTATAGTCGTTAATAAGTGAATCTCTTTAACCTTAAACAAATGGAGAACCATTATGAGAAGATCTGCATCAGAAATCATCCGTAATCTTGAGCAACGCATTGCTCAACTTGAAAAGGGAAGTTTCAATGTTGGGGATCAAGTAAAATGTGATGTACTTGGAAAACAAGTCAAAGGAACTATCCAATCAGATCACTTCGGCAAGTATGTCTTTGTAGACTTTGGCAGTCAAACTCTGGCTGTGCCTTATGGAGACTGTGATCTTGTCAATCAAGCAACAGCACCTTGGAATCCCAAAGATATGTTTAAGAATATGGCTAGGTCTTTCCCTAGTTTACCTAGAGGCCAAGCACAGTCTAAGAATGGTCGAACGGAAATCTTTGTGTCCGAGATTAAAAAGCATTCCGCTGTGATTTCTATCGCAGGACCTACTTATTCAGTCGCCAACAAGATCGTGGCAAAGATTGGGAAACTAGGTAAGAAGTTTGGGTTCGATCTTGTAGATGATAGGACTCTTGTATTGAATGATGGCAGTGGGTACAAATATGTGATCAAGATAAGTACAATGGGGAGTGTTTATTTTGGTGCTAACGAGCATATTCGTTTGTACTAAACCCATATGATGATCAATAATTTTAGGTGTTAGTCTAAAACCTAATCCTTGTCTAAGACGCAAATACCTCGACTCACATTGTGGATTACGGGGAAGCATTTCCCTCCTGCTACAATGACAGTTCCCAACATAGAGGGGTCTTTAGGGTGAACCACATTATCAGTGGTAATCACCTCATCTATACCTAGCTCATTCAACCTTTGTTCTGCATCGGTGAATGAGCCTTGTTTTATGCCCCACAGCTCTTTTTCACTACGATCTAGTGCAATCCCTAGCATAGCCTCTATAACTTCCTTTACAGAGGCTTCTATGCCCCATGTAAGCACAGACTCTCTATTGGATGGTTGCTCGACCCATTTAAGTAAAGCATCACCTTTAGGAGCACCAACTAATAAGGGCTTACACTTAGGTGGCACATCAACTTCCATAAAGACAGGTGTCTTACCTTTTACTTGTAGTTCAACGACTTCAATCATCATCATCATCCTGTGAGTTATCTACATCATCTGCGAGTACCCACAAGAGAGCGGCCACATCGGGGTATTTACTCGCTATTTTACCCATGTCACCCTCATTGATGAGGCCATCAAACTCTTTATTAAACCTTTCCTTAATCTCTTCTTCTGATTCGTGAGGTTTAAAGAAAGGGCAATTGTTTGGGACTGAGTTGTCGCAAATGACACCATCCCAAGTTTTTGGGTTTTCTACATCTTGTAGGCATACATAGAAAAGAGCTTCGTTAGCATTCCCAATAACTTGCCCAGAGTGGGTGCAGTTATTGGGTTTTTTCGATAAACCATTGCGTATCGCTTTCTGAAGCAGTCTATATTTAACTTGCTTGAGTTTATGTCTAACAGCACCTTGTTTCTTCATTTGATTCTCTTTAGTGTTGCACCATTTTTGCTTGGGGATATTTTATACCCTATATCACAGTTATCGGCTATTGTTGGGTCATGTGTAATACATAAGATGTCCATACCCAAGCGTTGACAGAGAACTTTAAGAAAATCGACTAATATTTCTACTCGATTTTCGTCCACAGCAGGAAATGTCTCATCAAGAATAAGTACTGGTCTAAGATTTCTTTTAAGGATTAGAGAGATTCTTAACAACAGGCTTTGGATAGTGGTCACTGCTCCGCCAAACGCATCTAAACCAGCCCCTACTATCTCAAGCCCATCTTGACCCTTAAAGGTAGTCTTGAGGTTAACAGCTACCTTCCCTCGAACCTTTGTAATCTCGGCAGTAAGCCCAACTTCCTGTTCGGGGAAGATTGCCTTTAAACCCTCTTCTAAAAGGGATATATAAGTAGACACCCCTCGCTCTACTTCATCTTGAGCGAGAGTATCCAGAACGACCCCTGCTTCTGTCTTTTTATCCTTATCAAGCTCAAGGAAAGCGATCTCATTTTCAAGATCGTCTATGCGTTTCTCACACGATTCTTTGAGAGCCTTTAATCGGTAACATCGAGAAGCAAGATCATTCATCACATTAAAGCATCCAACCTATAATAGAAACAGTTTGTACTCCCGAATCTTGATCCGATTTAAAGAGCATATATCCTTTTTTGCCCTCAAGATTACATCCAAAGACAATATTATCATTATATATTTCCACTGCTTTTTTGATTGAAAGATAGTTGAAATCAAAACTAGCAATGTCATCACCCTCGCCTGCTTCTTTAAGACGAGTCGCATACATTAGGTCTGAGAGGTCAGAGATCTCATCAAGTGACTTCTCAGCATCTTCAAAGAGGGGTACTTCAAGGTTGTATGAAAGGCCTTTACTGCTTGAGGACTTCATCTCAAGACTAGGAGGTAATAATGCCTCGTCTTCTGGGTCTTTAAATGAGACCTTATAGTTAGTCTTATCTGCAAACGCTGATAAGAAGGTAAGGCCATTCATAAAGTTCTCCTTAGACAACCTCCAAACCCTACGAGGTGTCCAGTTGAACGCATCCGCATATTGCTGTGTGATTGGAGGGAAAGTATAAGGCAAATCCATTACAGCAAATAAAGCCCCATCTTCTGCTTTAAAGAAGGTAGCCTGACCCCCACTAAGAACCTCAATGACATTCCCCTCGTATGCTTTGAGGTACTTCATTAATGGTGAGATGTCCTTATAATGGATTTTTACATTCATTCCTTGTAAGTCATCGTGACGAGACATATTAAGCATGAATCCATCACAAGCGATAGCTTTGCCCCCTTCAATCAAGACCATAGCAAGTTCTGGTCTACGACTATCATCTTGAGACACAAACTGCTTATTAGTATTAAGTGTGTCGTAAAGGATAGACGAAGAAATCTCACCAACCTTAGAGGCTTGGTTGAATTTATCTACCCAAGGGGGGAAGGACTCTGGGTCGAGCGAGATTGTAGTCGCTTCTCCCTCACTACCTTTTAACGAAACTTCTTTCTCCTCCTCATTATACTCAATCTCTACAACACCTGTCATGACATTGGTTGCAGTGATTAAACGCTTACCCTCAATCGAGAATGTGCCTGTGTCTTGGACTGTAGCTCCAATGACAGGAATCTTTGAAAACTGTCGAGGTGGAGAGCAAGCCATAACGCTCACACCAGAATTGTCATTGGTGAAGATAAAGTGTGAGGTGATGTCTGGGTTATTACCTAAAGTGTTTTGGGCGATGGAAAGATTTGCTTTCAAATCCTGTGCAGAAACTGTGATCTTCATAGACTGTCTACTCGACTTTCGATTCTTGTGATGACTTGCTCTGCATCCAACAGAGCTTCATTAAGTAGTATGATTGCCTCTTGCCTTTCAGCTTTAAGGCGATTTATTTCTTCTTCAAGAGTGTCGGGGTTAATACCCCTTTCGACTAACCTCTTATCAAGCTCTAAAAGACTTGACTTAGCGACTTCTAGTTTACCTAGCAAACGCTCCCTTCGTCTTTCAATGTCGATTTTTTTATTAACCAGTTGTTCAAGATCCATTTGAACTCTCCTTTGAGTGGTGTGTTTGTGATACCTCTTTTATATGATTCATTTCATATCAAGGTTGATAACCCCACCACCTTGTTCCGTTGGGTCGGGTGTTTTTGTTTTACCCATACCACGCTTGGCCGCATTACGCTTCTTCTGTGCTTGTCTAGGTTCACAAATGTTCTCGAACTTACACCAAGTACAATGCTTCGGAATAGGGTTAGGCTCAAAGACACCTCTATGGATAGCACGATTAGTCTCTATCGCTTCTTTCCCTAATCTTCTTATATCATCTTCGGTGATCTTCACTTCCACGAACCCAGTCCATTCTGCGTCTTTATCTGCAAAGTGTTTTTCAGGGGGGTTTGATCTAGGATACCTAAAATAAAAGAACCCTAACCTGTCGGGTACTTTCCCATACTGTAATCTAAAACAGAGAGCATACCATCTTAACTGATCTTCATCCTCATATTTCATCGGAGTGGAAGCGTTCTTCCCGTCAAGAAGATGAACTTTGCCTTCTTTATCTCTATATACGAGGTCGGCAATACCACAGACATTAAAGTATTTGTTCATCGCAGGGGTCATACGCAACTCGGACTTAGCGTAAGGACCGAGAAATCTATGCTCTTTCAAAATCTCAAGAAAGTTCTGAGCACCTCTTTGGCAGATGTCCATCGCTTCTTCTCTAGTCATATATGACCAGATTACATAATGGCGTTGCTCTGCTTTGGTAAACGCTTGGTCTACAATGTCCTTAATCTTTGTCTGTATCGTTTTAGGGTCTCGATACAGTTCATGATCGTAGACTTCTTCAACCACAGTGGATAACACAGTACCCATAAGTTGATGGTGTTCAGAGTCCTTTGACTCATCGGGTAAGGGTTTTCTTTTACCTTTCCCTGATCCAAGATCGTGATCTGGATGCCCTTTATGCCATAGGTATTGTTGAGGGCAAGCTCTCATCATTTTTAAGTGAGACCAGTATATGTTTCTCATGGGATCGTCCAATACTTCGGTGTTCGGTTCACCCATATTGTACCTCCTTAATGCTTAAAGTTGACGACCCCTCTACTTATATGTTTGTAGACTTTTTATAACCCCCCCAATAAATAGACACTGAGCATTAAGGATAAAAAATGTTAGATAGAATAGTACAACAACATATGGTTAGAATTGCTTGTCAAGTCGCCTACGATCAAAGTCCGAACTTGAAGAGGGCAACCTCTTCTGATTTAACAATCGAAGTGGTACAGGTTATTGCTAAACACTTAACGAATAATAGTCGACAAGACTTCACACAAAGAAAAGCATTTATGTCTTTGGTGAAAAAGGTCAAGCAAATCATCAAGTTGTTTAAAAAAGCTCCAGAAGCATGGGGCAAGTTTAAGGAGATGCTTGGACTTACAAGCAGTGGTTTAGGGCTGATTAAAGAAATCGACAAAAAACTTGGTGACCTTCTTGAGGAAGGCAAAAAAAAGCTCGCTAGTACTTCTAAAAAGATCCTAAATGAATTACCCATGCTTCGTCTTGTTGGAGAGGTGTTAGAAGAACAGAGTCGATGGGAAGGTCTAATACAAAGGTACAAGAACTATGTTCCCGAATCTGTAAGATCAGGTCTTGCAAAGATAGAAAGAGGAACAGCCAAACTTGGAGACTTCTTAGATAGCATTCTTGCAAAGTCAAGAATCCTTAAAGCTCTTTCTGCACCTATTAAGATTTATCTTTTCTTCCAAATCTGGGATTGGTTTGCAGATTTTGACTTAAGAATAGTAACAGCAGGTCTCTTAGGCACACTTTCATTTTCTGCACTAGTGGGAATGCTACCCGCAGAAAGTATCGAGGTTATATTAGAGTTAATCCTACCACCACCCGCTAATGGTGCTTTAGCAAAACTTGTGGTTGAAGTAGGTATCGCTTCTACTATGGCTGTGGTCTTAGTTTTGGAAGTTAAATACTTGATGAGTATCAATAAGGTCAATACCCCCAAAGACCTCTTTTCGATACTAGAAGCGACTATTTAAAGAGGTCGTCTAACTCGTCTACCGCAGACTGTGCGTCATCACCGAGTTCATTTGTGGGGATTTCCACAGCGTTTGGTTCATCTTTCTGTTTAGAAGTAAGATAACCACGCACTTGATTGAACATAATATCAAGCCAATTATCGGGTAGTTGGTTTCGGAATCCCTCAAGACCTTGACCCTTATGCTCTTTGCCTGAGGTTGGGTCAGCCCATGTATACCAAGCCCCCCCCTTCTTGACTACACCCACAGAGATCGCAAGATCAAGCACAGTACGCTCGTTATCAACGCCTATACCATTCATGAGGTAGAACTGTGCTTCATGTTTATAAGCGTCTGACACCTTGCATTTATCAAGAGTGGCACGAACGATATTGCCTTTAACAGTTTCGATCATCTTGTTTTGAAGACCATCCCACTCTTTACCTCGATCCTTACCGATTACACGGAGCATAATCTTGAGAGATGAGTAGAACTCCCATGCCTTACCCCCTTGAGGTTTAGTGGTTGGGCCTCCACCAAAGCCACCCATCCCACCAATTTTTTCTCGCAACTGTGAAATACCAATCACCGCTGTATTAGATCCTGCAATCACCCTTTTAAACAAGGGAAGAAACTGTGACCATTGACGAGCCAAAAGACCCACAGCTACTTGATCCCCTGCCTCTTTTTGGAACATCTTTTCGGGAACGCCTGCACCTACAGAGTCAACCACGATTAAGTCAACGCCAGCTTTAGCAAATTTGATCATGAGTTTGAAACCTTGTTCCAAAGTCTCTGGTTGAAGTAACATGAATTTTGATTTATCCGTTACTGGAACACCTAACTTGGAAGCATAACGAGGCTCAACTTCATTTTCCCAGTCGATGTAAACACAGGTTCCACCCTCCTCATCACAAATCGAGGCGGCTGTTTGCAAAGCAATCGTGGTTTTACCTGCTCCTGCAAGACCATAAATGTTGGTGATGCGTCCACGAGGAAGACCTGGGCATGGGCGAACCCCTTGAGCGTTCTCCTTACCACCAATGAGATAATCAAGAGAGATAGAACCTGAGCTTATATGAGGCATTGAGGTTGAGAGGGAATCGATGTCAAGTTCTACAAGAGCTGTGTCTTTTTGACCCTTTTCAGCATCTTTAAGAACACCTTGTAGGTCAGCCCCTTTAAGAGCAGACTTCACTTTAGACGATTTGGACTTGGCTTTAGCCATAAACACACTCCTTTAAAACATGATGTGAAGAGAAAGACTTCAATACCCTTATATGAACTCCACATTTATAGTCTATTTATATTTCTTTTCCCTATGTAAGAGGAGATCAAACATGATTTACAATACTTTCGCATATATTGGGGATACAGTCCCTTGTCAGATTTCTTGGCTTGGGTTTGACCTCAAACCACTCAATGTACAGAATGTAGAGGCGACCCTTTTCCACTATGTCGAGGATGTACGGACAATCTTAGATGGGCCAAAAGCTATGGTAGCCACAGACCAAACTCATCGCTTTGTTTATCGATTCACCATACCTGAGAGTGTTTTGGGACAAACTATCTTTGTAGCATTTAAGGCAGAGTTAGTCGCTGACAACACACTCGTTTACGGAGAACAAACCATATCTGTTTCCTCAAGAGACACTTTTATTGAGGTAGTGTAGTTATGGCGGTTATATTTGAACAGCGTACACAGCTTGGACCCAATGACTTAAGGGTTGAAATATATGGTAGTCAAGGCAATGGCTTAGACCCATACCTCATTTATTATTCTTTTTACGGGGTTGATTCTGGTAGAGGAGATTGGATGGTAGGTACTCAAAAGCGTACTCCTGTTAAAGAAGATATTGGGAAATATTATGTGGGCGAAAAACTCACTTCTGGTTTTATTCCAGGTTCTTACTTTGTTCAATGGGTTATAAAGCGAACAGAATCTTCCCCTCTTGAAATAATTAAAAAACAAGAATTTGCTTTGATTGGGGGCTAATATGAAAAGGGCTTTTATTTTGATCGCACTCTTTTATTCGTGTGATCAATCATCTACTTTTGTAGATGAACGAACAGAATGTGAAAAGGCTTTAGACCATATACAATCGTGTGTCGGGTACAGACCCTATCTTAAAACCTGTACTTTTTCGGTAGCAGAAAAAATACGCTCCACACCTTGTGATGAATTTAAGGAACTGCGGAGATGATATATGGCTATGAAATATGACATAAATATGAAAGAGCGATACTTAGCTATCGTCTTATTAGATCTAATCGGGAGTACTGCCTTCGTTCAAAGAGCGGGTGCTCATGTAGCCGCTCAGTGGTTTCAAGTGCATGATCGACTCGCTCGATCTCTCGTTTATAAACACAGTGGTCGAGAGATTGATAGGTCAGATGGGTTTCTATTGTCTTTTGATAAAATAGGTGACGCTATAAATTTTGGACTTGCCTATCAGCGTACAGTACCTAAAAAAACAAGACTTCAAACTAGAATAGGGATACACTGGGGAAAGATTGTTGAAGTCAAGCAGGATGATGTGTTCGTTGGTGCTGGTGCTAAACGAGTCGAACTTGAGGGATTAGCTAAAAACATTGCCGCTAGAACCATGAGCCTTTGTCAAGCAGGACAAGTTTTACTAACCAAAGAAGCAATCGTTGCCACACGAGGCCGTACTGCAAATAAACTACCAAGAGATGCAAGATATGTCTGTGTGGGTGTATATCGGTTCAAAGGTGTTAGTAAACCACAAGAAATATATGCCGTGGGGGAAACTATACAGTCTCTCCAACCACCTAAAGGGTCTGACAAAGTAAAGCGTCTTGGTGGACCTAAATACATCCGTAAAAAAGCTAGGGATAGAAAGTTCCTTGATTGGGCAAGTTGGGTGTTTTGGAGAGCAGGGATTTTAGCGACTTTATTTTGGTTGTGGGTCTTCTTTCAAATGTCTTTAAGACCAACTGTTCGGTCGCTGATGGGGATGGATTATCATATGCCAAAGTATGACTCTTTCATCGAATTTGTTTCCGACTCATACAAGAAAGTGAAAAAAGATTTAACCTCCACCAAAGATCAAAGGGGAAATAATGACAAACCAAACAAATAAACAGTTCACCCAAACTGAAAAGGCTAAAAGAGGTTGGTGGGCTTCTGTAGTCTTTATGATTCTTATTTGTATCTTAATATGGTTTTTAGCAAAACACGAGATACAAGAAAAGAACCGAGATATACTTATAGGTATTATAGGTATGCTCACAGGATCGATTTCTTCAATGCTTGCAATTGCATCAGGTCGTGATCCTAGTGAAGTAGAAGAACTCAAGGATAAACTATCTACTGCCAACGGTGATCGTGCGGCTCTTATTGCTCGTCTGAGAGATGCTCAGATACAAATGCAACTTCTAAGAGAACAAATATTTGAACTCCAAAATGCAGTTATAGATAAACTTTCAATCTTTCATGGTCAATCCGTAATCACTAAGAAAACAGAAGATCAAGTCGAGCTAAAGGGTGTTGTTAGTGAGTGGATAGACCACAAAATAGAGAAAAAAAAAGACCTGGAAAGCGAACCCGAAGATAAAGAAGAGGACACTTTGGAAGAGGGCGAGGAGGAGAACTCTTAATAGTCTAAGGTTTCTCTTATGTGAGATTGAATCGCCCTTATCCAGTCTGAGGGTGATTCGATCTCGTAGTTTCTCATAAGGTACTCATCAACTTCCTTTGCAGTAGTAGGTTGTGTCAAATCTATAGACAAATTGTTAAGCATAGAGGTCTGTAAAACAAAACCCCTAAAGTTTTGATACTCAATACGAAGCATTTGAATCCTATACTCCTCATTGAGAGCACACTCAAAATGGGCTGGGCATCTCATGTCTACCCCATTACTCAAGAAAACATACCCGTCACCCTTACATTCACAGTCTAAAATTGACAGTGTGACTCTTTTGATTATTTTTAGTTCCACAAGCCACCTCCTTTAATAGTTTCTTTATACAAAACCCACTTAAAATAGAGAGGAGAATTGTTATGGAAAACTTCTGGATACGACCAGACGGTCAAAACACCCTCAAAGGTGTAGAAGATGACCCTACTAATAAACCTGTACTACCTGCCTATCTTATCCTTGAGTTCTTGTCGAACGATAATCAGAAAGCAAGAGATGACTTTTTGAATCTACTTCCAGGAATGAATGAAGAAGAACAGTATCGGTTACAAGAAATCTATGCTTTCAGTACTAAGCCAAAAGACTATCCCCAGATTATGGAGGACAAGTTTCAAAAGGCTATGACTCCTAGAGTCAACATGGGGAACAATCATCTCCCTAAAACAGTAAACACATCATCTAACCAACGCACCAAACTTAGAGTGAACCAATAGCTACGACCTCTTTAAAAAGAGACCGCAATGGAGAATAAAAATGAGAAGACGAGCTTCGGAAATACTTAAAGATTTAGAACTAAGGGTAGCTCACCTTGAAAGTGGCTTTCAAGGTGAGTTGAGGAAATCTATTGAGGTTGTCATCGAAAATACTCCCTCAAATGTAAGAATTGATCGAGTAGAGTTTCCCAGAACACAGGAAGAGTTTTTAGAGATAGAGGCAAATAATGTGCCCGTTATTTTTTACAACTGCCCACTTGGAACAAACATGGCCAACCGATTGGAACTGTTCAAGTCTGGTTTTAATCCTATGGTAGAGTCTAGGCTTGCAGATAGGAATAAGAAAGACATTGGTGAGTTGCTAGAGATTAACCTCCAAGACCTCTTAAGATCAAACTTTGAGCGGGGTTCTCGATATGTAGGGAAGCACCGTCTGAATACGAGGGCTTTGAAAAAACTTCTAGGGGTTAATCTTTATGGTAAAGGTCAGATCTTAGAAGGTATGGGGATAAACTCTGCAAATATGTGGTGCGGTCCTAAAGGGTGTGTCACCCCGCTCCACCTTGACACAATCAATAACTTGGCATGGAATGTATATGGGCAAAAGACATGGTTCTTGGTAAGCCCAGAGGATATGTACCATAAGGCTTATTTAGAACCATTCAAAGAGCCTTATGAAGAGGACTATAAGGGTGATTGGACTAGGAATGATGGTGGGCGATCTCCTACCTTTTCAAAGATGACGGAGAACCCACTAAAGAGTTTTAATCAGTTCCCTATGTCTAGGGGCATAAAGTTCCATAAGGTCGTGTTCAGAGAAAATGAAATGCTGTATCTTCCCGCTTATTGGGGACACTATGTTAATACTGACTCCGACTCTTTAATGATTAACCATTGGTACGATGAGGTGCCTATAATCCTTAGCTCAACAAGAGTGAAAGGCAATTTGTAGTTCGTTTATCGCTTCTCCATAGATGATCTACACAATGGAGAATAAAAAATGGCTACAGAGAAATCACAAGACCCAACACAGCTTGATAAACTACCACTTAAGAGCAAGAAGTTCCTTGCTTATCTGATCGCAGACATCGGGTGGAAAATCCTTATGTTCTATGTGATTTGGGAGTATCAAACTAAGATTGAACATTATGCGTTTATGGTTCTCGTAACTATGATCGTTACTAGCGGTTTCATTCAGATCGGATACATCTTAGGTCAGGCCGCACTTGATAAATACACTACAGTGGCGGTCTCGGCTCTTGAGAGAGATGGGGATAAACCTACCCCACCTAAACCAAAGGCTAAAGAAGAACCCGACCCTAATAGCACAGACCCTAACGAGTTCATGTAAATCAGAGATAAAGATTAAATGACTTACTCCTATATGAGTGAACCCTTTTATAGGAGTAAGAACATGAGTGCTAAATCCTTTGAAGAATCCGTAAGAACAACTCAGCCTGTCATTTATGTAGGAGTTGAGCGTCAAGAGGCTAAGGGCTTCAATAAAGTAGTCCTCATACAAGAGAATAAAGAAGGGCTACAGACAACCGAACACCACATGACAGGTGATGTCTCTGTTCAAATGGTGAATGGTGTCTTAAAGGTTTATGTTAAAAGCTAAAGCAGATCTGCCGCTATATCAGATAGCGTAGATCTCTCTGACTTATGTAAACTCACACACGCAAATAAAGGTTGACCCAACATACGCTCAATCACATACACAAGACCATTAGATTGCTTTGTGAGGTAAGGGTGATCAATCTGATAGGGATCACCTAAGAGAACTACTTTAGTTCCCTCTGCCGCTCTTGTGATGATTGATTTGATTTCATGCTTGGTGAGATTCTGAGCTTCGTCAATAATCATAAAGGCTTGTTTAAGTGAGCGACCTCTGATGGAGTGGATTGGTTGGATTTCTATCTGATTCTTTTCAAGGAAACCTTCTTTAGTACCCATCTCTGCACCCATCGGCCCTGCGTCCCACATTGGGTTGATTTGATCTAGGTTGTCAAAAAAGCTCTGCATCCAAGGCTCAAGTTTCTCCGATAGTGAACCAGGCAAAAAACCAATACCAGTTCCTACATCAACGACTGGTTTTGAGAGTAGGATACGCTGGTAAGTATGAGCTTGCTCAAGGGCAGAGGCTAAAGCAAGAAAGGTCTTACCTGTACCCGCTTTTCCTAATAGACATACCAACTCAATGTCGGGATCTAAAAGAGCATCAAGAGAGGCTCTTTGTTCAAGATTTCTAGGTTTGGCTTTTTCGGTACGCACTTTGTCTACATTAAAGAGAGATCCGTCTTTGTGTTGGAAAAGATGTTTTTTCTCACCTGGTGCAACAAACCAAACATACTGATTTTCATGGAAATCTTCATCAAACTCATGTGGAAGTCTTACAGCACCTTGCCAATATGACTTAACCAATTGATTCATAAACTTTACATCAGGTACAAAACCTTTTAACCCTATACCAGAGAGGGTGTCCAGACTTGTGTCCGAAGTGTAGTCAGAAGAATTAACCCCCACAGATTCACATATGATGCGTAGGTTGATATCTCTTGAAACGAGAGTCAGATCGTATTCGTCTTTGAGGTGAATAGCAGTTTGTAGAATAAGTAAATCTACATACCTAATCTGATTAGCTCGGTCTAAAGAACTTATGCTGAGTCCTCCTTCGTGTGATACAACTTTAACCTTATCTTCAGTTTGAAGTTTAAGGATAAGATTAGAGGCTTGACGAGCGAGATGTGCTACATGAGATTTCTCTCGTTTGGGTGTGTCTTTGAGAACATCAAGCTCCATGATTACATAGATTGGGATGAGGACTTCGGTATCATTTCCAAAAGAGGTCATCGAGGTAGGGTCGTGTATTAAAACACTAGTATCTAGCAAAACAGCCTTTGTCATGTGGACTCCATTCTGAGGGTAATTCTCCTCACCCTATAAGCGAAAGGTATCTAAAGAATATGAAGCAGAAACATATCGAAATCCGAAAACAACAATGCTCTCTAATCGCCTCTGCAAGCACCTGTTGTCGGAGAAAAGTGGGTTCTGTGATCGTAGACTCAGATAGTAATGTTGTTGTTAGTGAGGGGTACAATGGTCCACCAAGAAATAGTGATAGAGATTTATGTGGTGGGGGCGATTGTTTGCGTGATCGGTTTAAAGTCAAAAGTGGGACTCAAAATGATGTCGGATGCCACCACGCAGAAATCAACGCAATCTTAAATGCCACTCGAAATGGTATGTCTACTATGGGTAAGTGGTTGTTCACTTCCTGTGACCCATGTCTCATGTGTGCTAAAGCGATTCATCATGCAGGTATCGTTAAGGTATATGCCCCTCTCCAAACATCTATCCACCAAGAAGGATTAAATTACCTTGAGCAAAATGAAGTAAAAGTGGAGTGTTTTTAATACTCTGTTTATAATCGACTCTTAGTATCAGTTTTTCTAATCAAAGGAGATTCCAATCATGGACAAAGCACAAAGAGAACAAATACTAAAACTCGCCAATGAAGACCCTGCTCTCAAAGCAAAACTTATCGACATCCTTAAATCAGATAAAACAGCGACTGCACTCAACACTGAAGATGCGGCTGCTTTTGCGGCTTGGGCTAAAATGTCAAACCCACAAGGTATGAGTGTAAATGAAGTCATTTCATACCTTACTAGAGCAGGTGTTAAAGTTCGTCCTCAAGGTGAGTCTGCACCGCCAAAGAAAAAAGGCCCTCTTGAGGTAGGTGAGCTTGTAAAAGTTGATCCTTCAAAGTGCATCCACCCCGACAACAAGCGTAACTGTGGTGTGCTTGAGCATACACCAGATAATGAGCAGTATTGTTATGTCGTTGCTCGAATGGAGCCAGCAGATCTTCGTGAACTTTGCACTTACCAAGTCTCACCAATCGACACTAAGACTGGAAAAGTTGGAAGTAAGAAATTCGAGTTCAAAGCAGTTATGCCTGCAAGAGGTATTGCGGGTCTTACCAAGAAACTTGAAAAAGCCGAAGCTAAAGGAGATACCACAGCAGTTGATCGTGTGCTTGGTGAGATGCGTGAAAAAGCTCTTGCACCCCATAATGGGCATGGGCTTTATCGTGCTTCTTTCAAGGATCTCGCTCACTACAAAAAAGTCATCAACCAACCAAAAGTAGGTGACTTTGTAATGGTATATGAGCGTGGCGGTAAACTCCCTGTGCCTTCTATTCGTAAACAATACGCAGAGAAATCAAATGTTGATCGTACACGCCAAACTCTCCTTAGTGGCGAATTTGATGACCTTGTAGAAGGTGGACTTTCAGACTACGCTAAGATTTATTATGAGGGTCAAATGAAAGGTGCTGGATACAGTAAGTCAGATGAGTTCTACTTCCTTATGGACACTGTATCTCAAGGATTCACAAATGCTAATCCGACTGTAGGTACTGTGTACTACATCGCTAAAGCGTCCGATATGCCTTCTGAGAGGGAATGGAAAGATGATCTTCGTGCTCGTCTTAAAGCAGTCGTTGAGGAACACCTCAAAGGAAGCCTCTAAGACTAGCTAGTTTTTAATAGTCTATTTATACTCTCTCTTTGTATGATTATTAGAAAGAGAGAGTATTATGACAAAGGCGAACCCTAGAGCAGTAGCTGAACGCTATATGCTTATAAAGAAAGCTCGTAAGATCAACGCCCGATCAAAGACAGCGGGTAGGGTCAAGACTGCTGGTGAAGTTCGCTTCATTAAAGATCATGGTGATGATTCAAATGCGTGGGCTTGGGGGCAACACCCACCTAGCCAACGCACTATGGACTCAAACCATATCTTCAATAGAAAGAGCACGAAGAACATAGCTAAAGTTCTTCGATCTACTTTATCTTCTCTTGGTCATGCGATGAGTGCATACACTACATTCGCTAAGATCAAGTCGAGGGATATTAGCCCCGATGGTAATCTTGGTGGTCGTGGGTATATCATGGAGATTAAAGCGATTCGTAGACAATATATGAATGTTGTAGAAGCTCTCTCTGCTATGTCTGATACACTCTATGATGAGATTACGGCTGACCATTGGAAAGTAGAACAGAGTAAAATGCTCAATCAAGTTATGGAAGAGGTTGAGGATATTAAAGATGACCCAGAAGCATGGGCTGTCGAAGTAGAAGAAGCACCAAAAGACCCAAAAAATGAGGAACTAAATAGAGACTTTAGTTCGCCTCGACCTCGACCTCGAAAGGATACCTAAAATGAGTAAGAATAAAAGTCATATGCCTAATGGTGGTTACACCCTTACTCAAGGGTCAAACTATATGATGGATGGATTTCATTTTGACACCGAATATGGTGGAGGGCCTCAAGAAAAAGCAAGACTGCCATCAGCTAAAGGTTTAGCGGACTTACCTCGTGGTATGATCCCAATGGACAGTTCGGGTATTTCTACACTCCCTGAAGGTATTGAGAATGAAGTAGATCTCAACATGGGAGAAATCACAAGAGAGGCTACTCAAAGCATTAACATTGTAGACCACTCTTGGTTAGCTTCACAACCCGAACCCGATTTGTCGGGTTCTATTGAGATGGAGCAAGTTTATAAAAACCTAGAGGAAGGTCATATGAACAATAAGGAATACAACTCACTTAAATCCTTAGAGGAAGCGTGGGGTCAAACAAGTACGACAGGACTTGATATTATTCCGAACTCAAATCGTAGCCATGAACCTTATCGAAGTACTTATCGTGATGATCAGTCTAACCTACCTGGAGATGATTATCGTGAGATGATGGAAAAGAATGTTCGTAAACTCGCTTATGGGCATTCTCTCAATCATGTACTCGCAGAGGTAGAAGAGTCCCTTATCCTTGATGTTAAAGCTAAGTTAGCCTCAGAATATGGTTTACATGGTCGTGTCTATATCAAAGAAGAATACTTCCCTGGTTTGTTTAATGGCAGATGGAATGAAGTAATCAATAAACGGTGTGCCACATCAATGTATATCATCCCTAAAAACGAAGATTGTGCTTATGACCGCTTCTTAGGGATGGAGGTAGTTAATCAAGTACCTTGGAAGAAAGCCGCTAAGGTTCTCCTACCAAAACTAGAAGTATACGGAGTAAAAGTAGCTTCTGGTTCTGCTAAATCTCGATTGCAAACAGCTTTCATAGATCTCATTGAGGGTCGTGTTAATCGACAAGAGAAGTCAGCTACATGGTTTCCTACACAGGTAGATCAATCTAGTTTTATCTCTCTTGACCATGCTCGTAGAGAGTTAGATAACGCAAGAGAAGAAAACATCTTTATTGCCTCTACACAAGAGGTTGAACAGTCTAAGATTTCTAGTAAACTACAACGAATTGCGAAACAACTTGTCGCTCAAAGGTTTCTTGAGAGTGAACAAGTAGAGGCCATTGTAGGGTCTGACAAGTCTGCGTCAAAAAAAATTGAGCGTCTATATAAGTTAGCCAGTACCCCTACTGAATCAAGTTCATATGAAGGTTACGGCAAACTTGCTTCTTATCATAATATGCGTAAGCGTCTATCTAAGGGTGATGAACAGATACCCCAAAAGGGTATTCGTGAGTTAGCACACCGAAATCAAGTAGCACAAAAAAAGATTGCTAGTCTTATTTCTGCAAACTTAATCACTATCGAAGAAGTCCAGCAAATCGCCAAAGGTAAAACACCAGAAGAGAAGGTTGCTTCTGTTTTGAACCATCTAGCGAAACCAAAAAAGGCTTCAAGTTACAAGCAATATGATGTGAAAGAACATCGGATGGTTAAAAGTCGCAACAAACCCTTAGATGTCGTCCCAAACAGACAAAAAAGAGCAAGTGCGAATCTATGGAAAGAAGCACACGCAAAAGTAGATAAACTTTTAGAAACTGGGCTTCTTTCACAAGAGAGTTATGAAAAGGTTAGAGACATTAATGACCCTAATGACTTTGTACGCAAAGCATTTGATCTTGCATCTAAACCTAATCAGGCGACTCAGTATCAAGGAGATCAAACAGCTCATATCCTTAATGGATCAAAGAAGTCTAACACTATGACAGCCACAGAAAAGAAAGTGTCTACTTGGGTTCGTCAAAAGATGAGCGAGGGTTCGGCAGGTGAAGAGTTAGATGTATTGATTGCTACCCGATTTAATCAGAATGCAATCGATGAATACAAATCAAGGATTGCCTCCGTCAGATCAGAACACGAAGGTCTATCGGGTCATGCTTATGTAGACGCTACGGCATACATGACAAATGGAACAGAGGGGTGTGATAAAGGGGCTTTAGTACACAGGGCAAATCAGATCCCTACTCTCCTAAAGACCTCAAAATGTGGTTCGTGTGTATTCAACACAGATGGTTCGTGTCAGAAGTATAATAAACCCATCATCGCCTCCGCAGATGAGATTGTAGAAAGTCCTCAGTCTTATCAACAGGAGATGATAAGACTGGCTAATGCAAGCGATAGTGAGCAAACTGCATCACTATTTGTTAATAACTATGATGCCAATGAGTTTAACTTAACAGCTAGTGATGAGGTGTCTGTTGATGATGCTCCGTCACATGATCAGTTAGGAGATATTCTATTTGGTGGATTTGAAATTTAAGGAGATAGAATATGCTTTCCTCTTACAATCGTAGGGTCGTTGCTAGTCCTCAGTTTAAAATGCTTGTCGCTCATTTAAAGAAGTCCTCTGACCCATCAAAAGGAGAAGCAGGAAATCCCGAACCAATTCGTCAAGTTTTTGAAACACAAGTGATCACCACTTGTATGGGTACTGGTATGCTTGGTAATATAGACGCAAGTACAAACCAAGTACGCATTAAGGTAGAGACCACTGACTTCGGCAATGAAAACCTCGGTAATGCTCCACCCTTTTATGATCAAGACATTATTCAAGTTCAAACATCTGGATATATTGATGTAGACAGGATCAATGCCCTTAAAGCAGGAACTCACTTTGGTCGAGGTGAAGGCGAGAGTGCAGGTAACATCAATGATGTAGCCTCTGATCTCGCTCTCGTTTTAAATGACTCGGTGACCGATATTACTGCGAGTGTAGACCCCCAAAATCTTAACCATGTTCTTGTGCGTAGTAATGAAGTTTCATCCGCTTTATTTATCAAAGTATATAGCTTCTCTTACTTACTCTTAGCAGGCACACCTCCTTTTATTATTGAAGATATGGATGGCAACACCCTTTATGACCCGACAGCTACAGAAGGTGGTGCAGGTGTTCTTTTAGTGCGACCGAATGGTATATTACCTATGAATGAGTCCTAATAAGTTAAGGAGGTTTATATGTCAATCCCCATACCAGCGGGTGCTACAAGGGTTCAAGTAGAAGATGAATATGGTAAACTTATTTGGCGTAAACCCTCCGAAGTTTTAAATACCGATACAATACGCATTAACTTTAAGACAGGCGAACCCTTTGTCATGTTTGGTAAGCCTGGACAGCCAAGTTCAAACACTGCTAATGTGAAAAGCACACCAGTAAATACACCTAATCCTGGAACAAGCTCTCAAGCAAATATTAATCAGTTACAACAACGCAAGCAAGCTAAACTAAGTAATGACGCTATTTTTGGGACAACTAAAAAGAACGCAGATTCCTCTGATGTTCTTACTCATGTCCTTGTTGGTTTAGCAGAGGAGTCTGCTTCCCTTGCTTTTGAAAGAGAAGAAGCAGAGCGTAGAGGCGAATCCACTTCTCAGATTTCTCTTAGACGAGTCAATGCGTTAAGGGCTGTGGGTGATACTTGGATCAAAAAGAAAGAGATAATGTCATCTAAGTCGATAGACTTGGAATCTAAGGCGTTTAAAAAAGTTTTTGGTCATATCGCTGAGACATTTAGAAAAGCGTGTGACGAGGCAGGTATACGACCCGAACTCGCTGAAAGCGTTTTTGCTACCTTTGGGAAAATGGTGGATGACCCCGAATGGCTTACGGACGCTAAAAAGGCGATAGAAAGTGATAAATAATGAGTTTTGGTTCGGTCGCTATTTCAGCAAGTGCTAGGGCAGGGAAAAAGTCAGAGAAAAATGCTGACATTATTGAGTTTGTAGAAGCACCTTGGGGGTTGAAGATGGCTCTATTCCCCGTTCAAAGAGTTATCCTTAAAGCCCACTATGGCCTTGAACTTGATGATGAAGAGATTTTTCAAATCTCTGACTGGACTAGAACCAAGATAGAGAACCATACAGAGAAATCTTACCTGCGAAAGATTTATGAGGAGGGGCGTTGCAATATAGGGGAAGTTATACCAGGGAAACAACGAAGAGAAATGATCCTCTCTATTGGTCGTAGGTCTGGTAAATGTGTGACTGGTGAGACACTCATACCCACAAATAAAGGATTGGTTCGGATTGATTCTTTAGGAGATCCCAACGGTGATGAAGTACAACCACTACAAGTTAATGTTGCACAAGAGTGCGGAACAAACTCTAGGTCTGCTTACTTTTATAATGGAGGGGTTAAACCAACTAAGTATCTTGAAACATTCTGTGGGTACAGGATCGAGGGTACAGGAAACCATCGTATTAAAGTAATGACCAAAGAGTGCAGGGTCGAATGGAAATACCTTGAAGAAATAGAAGTAGGCGATATGGCTTGTATCAATAGAACAAGTCAACTTTGGCCTACCGAATATGTCGATATAAGTCGCTATCGTACTGATGGAAGTCAGCCTAAATACCTAGATGAAAAATGGGGAGAGTTGTTAGGGTTATTAGCAGGCGATGGTCATTGGACAGATACTAGAGCAGTTGGTATGACAGTAGGGGAAAAAGCATTTGAACCTTATCTCATGACCTTATTTCGTGATCTCTTTGGGAAAGTCTCTTACCACCCAGATAAGCGTAAAGTTGATGTCGGGCGTATAGGTGCGTATGGGAAAGACCTAAGAAAGTTTCTCGATCACTTAGGGTGGGTAGTTGATTGCACTACAAAAACTAAAAGCGTTCCCCATACCATCCTTAAATCACCAATGTCTGTTGTATGTGCCTTCTTAAGAGGGTTGTTTGAAACCGATGGCTCGGCTTATGACTCTGCAATCACCTTATCTTCAGCTTCTTATCAACTTGCACATGAAGTTCAAATGTTACTAGTTAATATAGGCATTGTAGCTAACCTCTCTAAAAGCAACCGAGAAGATAGAACAGAATATCGGATACGACTCAAAGGATCAAAGTCTAAGAGACTTTTCGATCAACACATAGGGTTCATATCAGACCGCAAGAAAAAGTGCCTAGAGAGCGTATTGTCGAAAGTCTCTTATCGTGGAGGTAATGAGGGCGTTCCTCACTTCTATGGCTATTATCAAAGACTCAAACAATTCTACCCCAATGTTAAATGCAAGATAGATAAAACAACAAAGTACACTCCTTATTGGAAGATTAAAGAGGTTGCAGAGTCAGAGGGATTACCAGAGACTATTAGAACACAACTTAATCATCTCATTGATCTTGATTACTTCTTTGACCCCATCATCAAAATAGAAAAGCGTGAATCTCATGTCTTTGACCTCAATGTGCCTAATGGTGCTATGTTCATCGGGAATGGGTTCACTAACCATAACACTACGATTTCTGCCTGTATTGCCGCTTATGAAACATACAAGCTCATTAAAAAAGAGAACCCTCAAAAGTTCTACGGACTACCCCAAAGCAATAACATCCAAATCATTTCTGTAGCCACAGATAAAGACCAAGCTGGTTTGCTTTACCAAGAAGTCTCAGGACATTATCGCAATTGTGCGTTCTTTGGGCCTTACACTGCAAATAATACTCTCTCCTATGCCCGATTTCAAACTCCAGCAGATGTAGAGAACTATGGTAGATACATAGAAGACCCCTCCGCAAAAGCAACCTTAAAAGTCACATTCAGATCCTGTGTCGCTAAAGGTCTTCGTGGTGCAGGTAATATATGCGTCATCCTTGACGAAGTTGCTCACTTCACAGAGACTGGACAATCGGGAGCAGAAGAAGTTTATAACGCTGTCGTACCATCGACATCAGCTTATTCAGCTAAAGACCCAGAAAACCCCACTATCCCTATAGGTGAAGTAGAGGGTCGGGTTATTTTGATTTCCTCTCCTTTGGGTAAACAAGGATTGTTCTATAACTTATTCCAAATAGGTATGGGTGGAGGGGCCGCCGCTGATAACATTCTCGCAGTACAAGCACCCACTTGGGAAGTAAACCCCACTGTCCCAGCTCAAGAGTTTGAAAAGCATTACCTAAAAAATACTGCTGTATTCTTTACAGAGTATGGGGGTGAGTTCACAGACAGAACAAGAGGGTGGATCACTGATGAACAAGATTTACTCTCTTGTGTTGACCCTAAACTCAAACCCGCTCGATCAGCACCTGCTCGAAAGCCTCACTTCATGGGGATCGACTTGGGTCTTGTAGGTGACGGAACAGCTATCGCTATTGGACACTTAGAAGGTGAAGAAATCATTGTAGATCTAGTAACACAAATCAAAGCAGGTGAAGGTCTCTACCAAGATAAAGAACGATTAGAGTTTGATGAGGTCGCTGATTGGGTGCTAGATTTTACTAAAAAGTTTTATATCTCAGAAGGTATGTTCGACCAATGGGCAGGTATACCTTTCCAACAGGCACTTGAAAAGCGAGGTCTAAAAAATCTCACCTCTCATAACATGACTAAACAACTCACATCTCAGATGTACCAAAACTTTAAGGACATGATGTGGGATCAGAAGGTCAAACTTTATAATCAAGAAAACTATGAGACTGAAGGACATGAACCCTATATCGCAGAGCTATTAGAACTACAGCAAACTGTTCATGGTAAACACCTCATTACTGTGGAAGCACCAAAAGCTAAAGGTAAGCATGATGATATGTCAGACGCACTTGTACGCATGGCATGGCTTGCCTCTAATAGCATCGGCAAAGGACGATACTTTGCTTCAGGGTCTAAAGGAAGTAGACAATACCGACACCCAATGGCAGGAGGTAAAACCTTTGCCACAGGAGGTCGATATACTGGTCGAAGCTCAAACCCTAAAAGGGTTGCACCTAAATCACCTCGCTATAGCCTAAGAGACTCTATCAATGGTCGCTTTGGGAAAAAGTGATTACAACGATTAGTAGTTTTCTTGAGCCTCTTTACCCGCTTTGTACTCATAAAGCAGTTCACTTCGATCAGTCAAACCGACTTTCCATGTGTATTCTAAGTTATTTAAAGAAACACCATTCATGCCCATGTAGTAAACGATTTCTATGATAGCTCCGTCCAAGTCTTTGATCATAGACTCTTGGTTGAGGTATCTTGAAAGTTTCTCGATGTTAAGGATGAAATTTTCTTTATCTTCTTCCGAACCCTTTACCATTCTTTCCTTAGCAAAGTTTAAAAGTTGTTTGGTGTATGTATTGCGATGGTCAAGACCCAAGAAATAATCCTCGTGCTTACTCTCCATCATCTCTAAGAAATGTTTAGGGGTGAGTCTTGCAGACTGACGCTCTAAACGAGCAATCCTCATCTCAAGGCTTCTAATTACTTCTGATGCTGATCTTTTCATAAGAGTTTCCCACTTTGTTTAATGTTAGAATAAAGAGATCACTTATGAGAACCTATAAATAAACTATCAATAGTTCTGGTTCTCCCAAGTCGCTGTACGACCACGCTTCTCCAACGCATTGGATACCGTAGCCTTGTCAGAGTCCATAGGGTAAGCACTATCGGGAGTAACAGGATATAGTGCATCTCCTCTAGCTGTATAGGTATCTCTCTGAGGCCAGTACCCATATCGAGTCTCTGGCCATGAAACAGGAACTCCCTCAATAGGGAATCTATATCGTATGTCGCCACTATCCAAATACGCTATGTTGAAATGCTGTTGAAGAACATTACCTCTGTTCGAGGGCATATTAACAGCACCACATGAATACCGTTCATTATTAGGTTTAACTATAAAGTCTTTCTGACTCACAATAGGACTAGGGCCGATCCATACTTCATAGGAGTGTTCTTTGCGTCTACCACGATCCTCTTGGCTAATCCTACGCTCACTATCATTAGGACACACAATAATGTCATAAGGTCCATCATAACCTCCCTTAATACCTGTGCCAAAACAAATCGTACAAAGACTGTCTGGTTGCTTTGCATACTTAAGAGTCTCTTTGTTAAAGGAAGTGCAATAACAAGGTATACCCGCTATCCTACGAGTAAATAACTTAACCCGCTCCCCCCCTTGTTCAAGTATCCAGTTATTACGCCTTATCCCTTCTCTCCACATATAGTCAACACGCTCAAGCTCTCTATCTGAGAAGGGTTTGCAATGCTCTAAGGGGGTCTCATGTAAAACACTCGTCTTAGGGTCTTCTGCTACTGTCGCTATACGATAGAAATCACGCTTATCTGTACCAAGTCTTAAGCGACTCTCTGGGTCATAAGCAATATAACTGATCGTGACCACCGTATTGTCATCTATAGGAGGAGGTAAACTACCTTCAGTTAAAGTGATCGCATCGGGTTGAGGTCTGCCTGTATAAAATAAAGTAACCTCACCAAACTCACCAAGCACTCTCGATGTGGGTACGATAACACCGTTAATCATCACCACTACATCTCTAGGTGAATCAGCAGGGTCATTGATGCTATTTTGTCTCGCTATCGGGTACTCCACTTGAAACCGATAAGGGTCTTCACCTTGATCCCCCTTAGAAATCCACTTGTCGGTAGTAATAACCTCATCATTAACTGCCCATGTGTCAATACGGTCTCTGTATATCGTCCCACCAATAGGTGTAATGTTCACCCTACGATAAGGTCCACGATCAGAGTTGCCCGACCTATATATGTTGACACCACGAATAATCCAACCCTCATTACCATGTAGGATTGATGGGTTATCCCAATGAACATCTATCTCCCCCTTAGCGAAAGGGGAGACAGCACTAGTGTTCCTCGGAGGTACAGGCCAAGGACTTCTACTGTCGTACCAACCATGTTGTGCCATAATAATAACCTCCCTTATAAATCGTTTTACTTATAGAGAGATCATAAATGACTTATTACTTAGCGACCCCTATAAACGAAAAGAGCCTATCTCCTCATCGGTGAGGAAGATAGGCTCTCTAAGTCGATCTTGCTACAACCCTACAAGGGTCAGAGGGCTACTTAATCTCGATGACCAGGAATGTCGTCATCTGGATCAAGATTACCCTGCATCTCATTGATTTCTTCTAAAGATGTAGATTTACCATCGGGCGAGAATGGAGAAGCAGATTTATCTACTGATGGAAGGATCGCTAATACCGTCCCGTCTTCTTGAATCTGCCAAGGAGCATCTCCTGAAATACCAAGACGATCACGAGCAGAAGCAACTACCTCCTGTGCCTGTGCTTCATTACGCTCTATCTGAAATGCAAGGCGAGTCTTACGAAGCTCTAACTGACCAAGCTGATTCAATAACTGATTAGCGTTCTGTCGTAGTTGTGAGATGGTAGACATCTCCTCCTCCGTGAGTGCCCCCACTTCTACAGGTTGATTGGTGATTGCTGACTCTTGGTTTACATTCTCTTCTGACATCTTTGTCTCCTGTGCTTTTAAGCATACGGGTGATTTGGCAAGTCATGTGAAGTAGATCATCTACTTCACATCTCATATCTGAAATTATATTGGCTTGCTCTACTGCTACACTTTCTATTTGTACCAACCCTTTATCTGTTTCAAACACCTTGTCAACACTTTCTTTTGAACTACTGCCCTCTATACTTAGACCACTCACTAAAAAAAAACTAAAAAAGACCACTACTAATAAAACTAACTTCTTCATGGATTCTTACCCTGCTGGCGTAAAACCCATTGATAAATCTCTCGCATCATAGCGTTTTGTTGATTTAAGTCCGTCCTCATCTGCCTCAACTCTTGACTGTTAAGTTGGACTTGATTCAAATCCTTCTCAATACGCTCAATCTTACTATCTAACTTCTCCACAACTCTCGCTTGGGACTCCGATTTCTGCTCCATTAACTTCAAACTAGTACTCATATTAAATAGATAAATAATTACAGGGATCAGAAAAACAGATAACACCTTAAAAACCCACTCAAGAGCGTTCTTCATAGACTCGGACATGGCAATATACTCCTAGATTTTTTTGCTTCTTATTCACCATACAGGTCGATATAAAAAAACTATAACTTAGAACGAACCCAAATTTTACGGATCTCTGACCATATCGTGTCCAAATCTAACCTAAAAATCGTGTCCGTGTCATCGTTGTCCATTTGACCCTTTAAACCAACACGATAACAAATCACCAAGTCTCTGTTCAACTCCACTAAATAAAGACGCACCACCACACCATCTAAATGTAAATCTGTTACCTTACTTAAAGGTGAGTAAGAGGTGTAGTCTTGCTTAATAAAACCCGACTCCTCAAGCCCTAAAACTAAACTCGTATATCGGTCTTCAATAGATAGTAAATCATACGATAATACAAAGGTTTTTGACCAAACTCTCTTTTCGTTAATCTTTTCGGTTATAGACATAAGGCATGGTTTAACCCCCTTCGCCTATAACACCCCAACTCATTTAATAACAACAAAACTAAAAAACCCCCCCAACAAAACCCGCATATTTAAGCGTCTTAATCTGCCTCCCAAGCATTACGAATCATCTCCCACAAATCACATAACTCATCACTAACCAAATCATAGTGGTTCATCATTACTTCGTACCTCCAACCCAAACATCCCTTACAGACAGTATGATCGAATCCACAAAGTCATGCAGGTCATACTCACCATCTACTCTATGATCCTTAGAATTATCCCCACGATGTATACTCAAGACATAGGGATCTTCTCGCCAAACTACGCAAAGCGAAGATGGACTCATTGGACTTGTGGATTGGTGAACATACACAAGACTTTGATCTTTCCTTTTCAGCTCAAAAACAAAACCTAACTCACCAAGCAAGTTCTCATAACTATTGCGTATCTGATCTGCATTAACCCTAGTTCCAATAAAAGAACTATTGGCTACCCGAACTCCATTTTCTTTTACTGTTAATAACATATGGCTCTCCTTTCAAGAGATTATAGATAAGGGGTTGTTCCATAGGAGACTTAACTACCCCCCAATCCTCTTTATTGCACCTAAAACCCTATGATGCTCTTCATCACTTAACTTAAATAGATTGTCAAGCACATCACTTGAAAGACCCTCAAGCCCATAAAGAGCAATGACCTCCTCTCCTGTCATTTGCGGATTAGAAAAGCACTCTTGCTCGACTCTAACCTTAGACCATCCAAACATCTCCATACACACCTCTTTATGTGGTCTAAACACCTCTACTTTAGGTTCACTCTTAAATGCTGAACCCCAACCATTAAGATCCTGTACCAAATCAGTATAGTTCACCTTAGCCCTCTTCAAAACATGATGATGAAAAGAAATGCTCCCCCAATCACTCATTTCAAAGAACTTCCCTTCATAAGCTCCGCTACCTACCCTCTCTTTTAACCAACCATGTATGTGGTTAAAGGTAATATCTGGATATAGGTCTTTAAAGTTAGGGTGGATCGTATACACCTTTGCATAAGGCATTTTACGATTGTTGTCATGTGAGTATCTTATTAAACTCATCTCGGTTCTCCTTTCAAGAGACTGTAAACGGGGGTTTCAAAATCAACCCCAAAAATTCCAAACTCAAATAATATACAGATTCACTTATCCAATATCGCTTTTTCAAAAACACTCATATATAAGACCCCCCCCCCTCTCTGGACTTAACCTTTATACATAATCTTGTAATCATGCTCCCCCATACGCTTGTATGACTCAATCTGCTCCGCATTCGCTTGCTCTATCTCATCCGAATCTCCCCAAAGAGTTAGCTCTTTGCCCCAATATCGCCCTAGCTTCAAGTATTCAGAAGAAGTCAGTTTTAATAAGTCTTCCACAGCTTCCTGTTTGGAGACTGGTAGTTCCAAGCCATGTCTCTTTATGTATTCTTCACAAGTCATTTGTCTTCCCTGTATTGGTAAAGGTGGTTGAAACATGGTTATAGATCAAGGGATGTCATTTTGTATGCGTTTTCAATATGGGTTTTTGGGACTCCCCCGAAAACCCATAGAGTTTTAGATGGGGTTCTGAGAGAATGTTGATTAACCCTAATCTTTGATGGCCTGTCTCCTCGTAGTAATCAAATAGATAAGGGGTCACAATTCCTTAGATGCCTTAACTTTTTCTTTTAGCTGATTGATCTCTTTTAATAGCCGATCACGCTCACCTAGTAGGTGGTTATTATTTTGGTAAAAGGCGTTGAGGTGGTTCAACATAGTCTCTTTAGGTACGCCTCGCTTTTTTAGGTAGAGGTCTTGAAAGGCAACCGCCTGCCATGTTCCATTTGGATTCAGACATTCGGTAAAGCAGACGACAGACTTAACTTCGCCTTGCACGACCTCACCAGTGTACGATTTGTAATGGTACAGATCTCCAGGTCTGGGTAGGTCAGAGCTAGAAAGTTTAGGGTCAAGATGAGCGACTTCGGGGTGGAGGGACTTAGTAGAGGGGTTGCTTTGTTCCTGCTCCTCCGATTGCGATGCTTCGCAAACGAGCGACTCTTTGATCAAATCGAAGGGGTCTGCTTCGGCTGGGTTTCTAATCATGTCACCGTCAAGAATAAAGTCTCCGTTCTTAATGCCTTTGTCGAGGATCATCTTAAAACGAGCATCGCCCATTCTCTTAACGCCCAACTCCTGCTTCGCTACCTCTTTAGCTTCCTTGAGGTTAAGTCCGATCAATGCTTTCATTACCAGTCTCTACTTTCTCGCCATTCATCATGGCTTACCATCGTTTGCATATCCTCATTAAACTGCCTTCGCAAGAGGGAGGTCTTAGTTCGGATAGTTTGGTGATCTCCCCATCCATTTATTTGATTTGGGTCATGATCCTCACCCCAACCTTGAGGGTTCTCTGATCGTAGGTTGATCCAAGATCCAAGAGCTTGGAGATACCCACTCACCTCATCGCTAAACTTACTGACCTCTGCCACCCACTCGCTAGGGGTAGGAGGAACATCAAGATCAGCAAAGGCTCGCTCGATCTCTCTCCACTCCCCACGATAAGGGTGAGGTAGGCTGTTGCGTATATTAGCGTATTGTTGTCGTTGTTGTTCAATGGTCATCTTGAACCTCCTTCTCTACCATTATATATTTAAGGGGTCACTACTTCGTATTGCCCTTATGGTGAACGATGCAGTCATAGTGTACCTCCACCACAGACCCTACACGCTTGATCTTCTTGACCCCTCGCTCCTCTAACAGCTCGACCTTATAGTAGTTCCGACCCCATGACCCCCCGACCCCTACAACCTTAGCTCGTGTGCGTTGCCCCCCACCTGCTGGTGTGCCACTAAACACGATCTCATCACCGAGCTTGATCTCATTTTTGTTAGGTCGGTTATCAGCGACCCAATCCAACCGAACCAACTTGAGGAACCAGTTGCCAAGATGAGCATCGTTATGAGACTGGGGCTTATCGTACCCTCTCCAAGTATTATAAGGGTAGGTTATAGAGTTTGTACAGTTGCCATATAGACTCACTGTAGACGCTCCATCCTTAGCCCATGTCAAGGTGAGGAAGAAGTCGCCAAACCCCTCCTTTCGGAGTACGAGTACCCTCTCCTCTTCTTTGGTATTTAGGCTTGTCTGAGCGACCGAGAATCCGATCTCCTCAGCTAGATCTGTAAAGAGTTTGGTGTGTCGGTCATACCACGACTGCCTTGACCCTTTGGTCTTGTACGCAGTCTTGTGATGTGGTGTCGGGATCATCTTGCGTACCCCATTAACTTTTTGAGTCAGTGCCATTAGCAGTCTCCTTTTAAGAGTTACAGTAGGGTATATATAAGGGGTCACAGATTCTCTGTTACGCATTGTGACCCCTTATTTATAGGATAGTGTAAGAGGGGTGCAGAATAATCACGCACCCCATCACTCCCAAATGGAGAAGCCAACATGAGCTACTACCCCTCACTTCAAGACCTAAACTTCACCTCCGAGCAACTCACTGAGGCGATCCAACAAGACCTCAAAAAGTTGAAGTCAGCTAAGGCTTCACTCGAAGAAGCTAAGGCTCGCCTCCAATCCTCATCCTACGCAGACGCTGTAGAGTGTCAAGAGTGTGGCGGAGAAGGTCGGATAGGGCGTATGTTTCAGGTCGGATATGACGACTACGAAGCGGACACAGAACTGTGCGAGTGTTGTCTCCTTGAAGGGGTATACCCTTGGGATGTCAATCGGGAGTGGTTCGATGAGGAAGTGGCTAAGGCGAGCCTCGATCCAAACTTGGATGAGGACGAGCGAGAGGATGAGTTAAGAGATCTTCTTGAGGATCAGGCTTACGACCTTGACCTCTCTGCTCCAGTGGAGGTCAAAGAGTGGAAACAAGCCTTACATCACTATAGCTTCCTTCCTTACAACCTCCACCAGAACCTATCCATTCTGAAAGACCACAACGAGACTGAGACCCCCTCATGGGTAGACAAGGCTCTGATAGAGGTCGAAGCACTAATCGAAAAGGAGAACCCATGAAGCAAGTCGAGATAAAACCTAGTGAGTTCCTCGCTCACCTCAACGCCCCTTTCTTCGGGGCGACACATGACCATAACGGTGCCGCCCTTCCGTCCAAGAGAACCAAGTCCTGGGTGTTCACTCTTGGCAACGAGCGTAAGGACAACCACCTCACCTACAAGGCGACTCGTCTAAAGGGGCAGACCCTCAATGAACCTGTTGAAGTGAGCCTTAACCTACATGGACTTAACAGCTTGTATGACCCTGTGTATCAGACCATCGGGACAGTGGACTCTAAAGGTACGCTCCGAATCCAATACGGACTGAACCTCAATCAGCCCCGACTCGACATCGGTTACGAAACCCTCGTCTGGCTCTTAGGAGTATCTACTGACCAAGACTTCGAGATGCCCGATAATCTACAGATCATGTGTGAAGCCAAGTGTGCGAGATGTGCTCTCCCCCTCACTAACCCTTCGAGCTTAAAACAAGCTATCGGCCCCATCTGTCGTAAGAAGATCAATAAGAGTAGTCCAGCTCATAAAGACATCAGTTATTGAGAGTCCTTAGTAGCCCAAATCATATAATAAATAGTACTCTTAAATATGATTCAAGGACACTAAAATGACTAGAGAAATGATTACCACCGACCTTATCCAGTTGCTTCGTAAGTCAAGGGAGACACGCTCAAGCTGGATTCCAATGTGGGAAGACTTAGCAAGAGGTCATTACCGAGACTTGAGAAATCGATGGATGAACGCTAACGACAAAACCCTCACTGAGTGGAGAGAGATTGAAAAGTCCGCACAAGTTCTTATGTGGCAAGAGGTAGGAACTAACTACGCAGAGGATTGGCTCAAGTTTGCGTATAACCTTGTCATGGTCAAAGAGGACGCTCAGATTGCCCTCTAAGGGCATTAAACAGATCAAGGTGGGCGAGTGCTAGGGCTAAGGCTCGAACTGCTCTCTAAGGCTCTCTCAGAGCTTCCAAGTAGTGATGCGTGAGTCCTCGCTCCAAGTGATTGTGAGCGTTGTCTTTCTCTGAGAGGTCATTGCTTTACCCTTACGAGCAGACCACTTGGTGACGGTTGGTCGGCTGATCTCGATGCCGAAGACCCTGACGCAGGACTCGACCTTAGCGAACTCCTGTGCGATTGCCCCCACGATAGCCGAGTGATCGTTCGGGTCGCAGACGAGATCATAAGTGCCTGTTGTTTGTGTGAGTGGTGCATCTACATCCGTGTCATCTCCGAAGAATGTCTTCTGAAAGCCATAGTTCATGTTGGTCAGAGTAGCAATGGCTGTCGGGATGACACGCTTGAAAGTATCATCGTAAGTCTCGAAGCGATTGAGGGCGTTGTTGAGGATGATGTCGATCATGGTTGGTTTCTCCTTGTCAGAGTGTGGTTGATATGGGGGTATAGATAAGGGGTCACAATCCTAAAGAGGAAGTGAGTTCCTATTTAGAAAGCAAAGGCCAGCCATCTTGCCAGTTGTCGATGAGAGATCTCGACTCCTGATTCTTCATCATCGTGGAAACTACATACTCACTCTCCATAGGCACACCTAGATATTCCCACTCATCTGGGATCACTCCAAGCACCCTGTCCATCAAGTCTTCCTGTGGCGAATCTCCTGCAAGGAAGCGTTGGGTAGACTCTGGGTCAGTGCTGAGAGTGACATCCACGATCTTACCGTCAAGGGTGATCCAGGCATGGAGGATAGGCATAAACCCAGTCCACACATAGCCCTCGTGATACTTGACCCTCTGGTGGACTCGGTAGCTGTCGGCAAGGGTCATCATCTGAGCATTATGGAAACACTGCTTAGGAAGGCACTCAATCATTCCTGTGATCATTTTGAGGTACGAGTACTGCTCCTCTGTTAAAGTCTCGCTAGAGGTCATCTCAGTACCCTTACCGAGTACATACTCTTCCTGGGTGAGAAGATCTGGTCTTTGACCTAGAATCTCAGCTCTCTGTTTTAGGTGTTCTCTTATCATTCTCTTAGACCCCTCGACTTACCTTGCTCGATGAAGCCTTCTTGCGACAAACTGGCCCCATGCCATCGTCCACACTGTCTGGGTTGGTGAGCTTCTTAGCACACCGACAGCACTTTGAAGCACCCTTGATCTCAAGAGCTTCGGGAAGATCCACCCCATTGTTGAGCTTCGTGAGAAGCCACACGAGGGTGCGATCAGCGACTACCTTGCGATCAGCATCAACTTTGCTCTTAGGGCTTGCCTTGTAGAACCCACGAGGGCTGACCGAGCCGAGGAAGCCGAAGTCTGAGGAGTTATCCTTACCGACCATGAGGTCGATAAGGACGGGGCTTTCAACTGTCCACCCACGAGGGCGGCGAGCCTTGAAGGTGAGGTGGGTATCACGCTCTGTGTTATGGAGCGTGAATGTCCACGCCTTTGAAGTTGAGCTTGGGAGAGCCTCGCCCTCTGCGTTGTGGGTGTCCTTGCCACCGAAAGGGGCGAGGAGAGCTGGAAGGAAGTTGTCGGATGTGATGTTTACTGTGTTCATTTTGTTCTCCGTTTGGGAGTTAGGGTTGGTGAGGATTGTTCCCCTTAGGCTATGGTATAAATAAGGGGTCACAATTCTTAAATACACCACCTAAACCCTCGACTTTACTTGTCGTTTGAGTTTATCCCTGTAGAGGACTTGATGATCTTCTCTAGGTGATCCATCATGCGAGGTGCGATGTCGAGAGCAGACTTACCACTGATACCGTTAGGTAAGTCAGACCCCTGTACGCCTAATCCTATACCTACTAGCTTTATGCCTTGAGATAGGGCTTGGAGTCGCATTGACTCAAGGTATGCCTTCTCGTAGTCCTCACCATCAGTAAGGAAGAATGCGATCTTATGAGTAGCATCAGATTTAGCTACCATATCGATTGCAGTTTCGGCATAGCAGACGATACTTGTCCCACCACTGCAACGCTTCTTACGAAGTTTGTCTGAGGTGTCCTTCTGCCACGATTCACCAAGACCTTTGATGATGTTCGCTACAGGCTTGTATGAAGACGAAGCCATAGGCACATCTTGTCTCCCATATGTGTACATGACAAGAGCAGAGGAGGAGTCAACCCCAATGGACTGACATGAAGTATGGAGTCCATGTATCATAGAGACACATTCCCTCCAATAACTCCCCGATGGGGAAGTGGTTGTGTAGTTCATGCTATCGCTTCCATCGATAGCGAAACTAAACGCCGCACGAACTTTAGGCTTCTGATACATATGGTGGTATCTGTCTCGATTGACTTGACCAGTCCTCACGCTCGTAAGCGTATTGACTAAGGCAGAGCTTCGAGTGTTGAGTCTAGCCCCGATGAAGTTTTGACCTGCCTTCTGATTGGCAACTTCTAAGGATCTGCGAACCTTATTAGTGCCTCGACCAAGAGCCGAGAGGACTTTGGAGTCATATTGGTTTGGCATGGGAGTCTCCTTTCAAGAGTTATCTACTAGGATATTTAAGGGGTCACAGGAGTTTACGATAGATTGGTTTAGACCCATTCGGGATATAAAGCTCATGGTCTAATTGCTTTTTATTCTTATTGACCTCTTGCTTCATTGCACTATTAGGATCAAGTGCTTTACCCTCACCGTCTAAGAGTCGTTTGATGTCGTTGAGGCTCATGGGAGACTTACCTGCTTCTTGCCCTTCACCTTTATTATCCCCTTGCCCACCACCTTGATTACCCCCTTGCCCTTCACCTTGATTACCCCCCTTACCTTTACCCTTACCTTTACCCTTACCTTTACCCTTACCTTTACCATCTTCGGGAGGTGGTTCTTTCAGCATCTTATGAAGAGCGTTGATGACCTCGACAGCGACATACACTGGAAGGTGAGCCGAAGACTCCCAATCAGTGTCTTTAGGTTTTAACTCCGCCCATATAGGTTTGAGGTAGTCCACCAAGTCTCTAGCCTCTTGCTTGTACTCAGCATAGACAGCTTTTGACTCATCGGAAACCCAACCCTTCCCACTGTCTCTAAGAGCCATGAGAAAGTCACTAGGAACTTCCTGTCCTCTCCCTTCAGATTCAAGTTCATGACACCAACTTTGGATGCTGTGGAATCGGTGTTCAACTTCGGGATACGCTAAAGACATACCTGGCTCAAGTCTCATATCAGCAGTCACATTAACCCATTTAGGGAGGTTAGACTCATGGTATGGGATGGTCATATCGAGGTGGCGACCAACATGAGTGTAAAACTCAGCATAGGTTGGAAAGCGACCATTCGCACAATCGCAAATGGCATGACCCGCCTCGTGGATGCCACCACCGACCCCTGCGGAAGCATTGATGGTAGTCACACCTGCCGCTGATGGTGCAGGGAGGTATAAAGTTGCATCATCGGGAGATGACTGAAATTTATACTGAGCGTCTTGATATATGGCCTTTAGCCACTTTGCTTTATCAGACGAGTCGAAGTCTTTCCCTCTAACATCTTGTATCGCTCGTCCAAAGACGAGCCAAGGGAAGGAAGCAGAGATAGCGAATGTGCCACCCTGCCTCTGCACAGAGATGCCTGGAAGCATCGTGGTCAGCCCCTCGAACGCTCCCTTAGCGAAGCTCAAGGGGTCTCTTTTGTGGTAGTTTTTAGGGTCATAATTTGTCATAAGGCGACTCCTTTTTGTTTTGTGGCTGATATAGTCTTATAGATAAGGGGTCACAGTTTTGAACAACCCTCACAGATTATTTTTGTGACCCCTTAAATATAAGACCTAGTGTGAAGGGTAAACATATAAAAGTGTGACCCCTTATCTATTACATCTCATAACCCACTCTCAAAGGAGAACCTCATGGCTCGTCAAGCACCAAATCTAAACACACTAAACCACAACAGTTTTTGTGGGGTAAAGAGACTGATGTCTCCCCTCACTCCCGCTGAGATCAAAAGAGCAGGTTGGACTCCTGCAATCAGACCGTCCAACTATGTAGAGGACACGACAGAGGGATGGATGCAGGACGCATCCATGTTCATGAAGATCAACCACCTTATCGTCAGTGGGCCAGCAGGCACAGGTAAGGATGATCTAGTGATAGCGTTCTGTCATGCGTTTAACATCCCATGCAAGAAGTTCGCCTTCAAGCAAGGCACTTCACCTACCGATTGGGTGACCCGAACCACCCTCGTTTCAGTCGATGGAGGTACTGAAACGAAGGAGGTGGAAGGTGAACTCCTCAAAGCGTGTCGTGGAGTCACTTGCAAGCGTGACTTTACAGGTGCTACTGAGCAACAACTCTCTGAGGCGATTAAGGACATGGAGAGTAATGGGTACACCGTTATTGATAACGATGGTATGCTCACCATCACTGTTCCAGGAGTCGTCATCTTTAGTGACTATGACCGAGCGTCACCCGACCAAGTTGAGCTTCTTAGAGAGGCAGTGGAGCTTGGTAAGGAGATGATCTCCAACCCGATTGAGGGTGGTATGTTTAAAGTGCTACCAAACACTCGCTTTTATTTCACCGCTAATAGTGGTGCAGATGGAAGTGATGGTGGAGGGAATATCACGCAGATGAAAGACTCCAGCTTCCTCTCTCGGCTCATTGGTATCTATGCTCCTCCTCCTACCCCCAAGTTTGAGAGAATGGTTGTACAGGCTGAGTTTCCTCAGTTTGATACCGATCAAGTAAAGCTCCTAGTGGATTGCAATCGAGCGATACGCAAGGTGGCTGAAGAACAAGATATGGGACTTGAGATCACTCTACGACAGGCCAAACAGTGGGGTCATGCTTGTCTTTTGGTCATGAACGACTTGGGTATCACAGACTTCAAAAAGGCACTCAAGCGTTCGTTTGTGACCATAAAAGGTCATTTAAATATGAAGCACAATCAGAACGCTTTTGAGGGTGCTATTGATCCTTACTTGAGATCAGATGTGGTTGACGCTCAAAGCCAATCTTCATCTGATGTTTGCCCTATTGACCTCTAAGGTCGTGACCCCTTATCTATTAACTCTTAACACCACTCCCAAAGGAGACTACCTATGAAACAAAAAGAACTAGAACTAATCCTATCACTAGAAGATGACCTCTTCGGTGACTTTGAGATCGTACAGTCTACTCCAAGTCTCTATAATCTCAACGATGAGGAAACAAGGATACGCCTCGTGGCGACCACAGATTGTTTCGGCAAAGTCGTACAATCAGACTCTATGTGTCAAGGTTGCCCTCTCTTTGGCTCTTGCTGTGAAAAGAAGGGTGAAACTTCCCTCGCTAAAAGAGAAGCGAAGGAAGCACGAAAGGAAGCCCTACAGCAAGCCTCTGAAGCAGGGTATGACTTGACTAAGGTCAAATTGCCCAAGTCGGCTCGACTCCACGAGACCAGGCAAATAGAGGCACTATCTGATACCTCTTGTGTCGTGTCGGGTGAACACATCGTCAAAGGTGAAGTTGTTTATCATATCCCAAGTTGGGGTATGGTAAAGAAAGTCATTGGAGACTCATATAAAGCAATGAACAATCTTACTTCGTAAAGGAGAACCACAATGAATAGAGATGAAGTTTTAAGGTACGCTAAGAGCGTACACCTCGCCCTTAAAGGGGAAGCACTACCTCTCGAATACCAAGACTGCTCTGATCATCCTTACGAGGGCTATGATATTGATTTAATCCAAGATTTGGTAAACGGAGACTTGGTTAAGTCTCAAGTGAAAACTTTTGACAAAGACCTCAAGGTTGAGATGGATGCGATGTATTCCAACCTTGAGATTGGAACTCCAGTTAAGGTCACTAAGGGTAGCAAAGATAAGCGTGGTCTTGAAGGGTTCATCCTTCACGCTAAAGAACCACTTCAAGGTTCGGGTAAAGCACTCTTCGTCTATGATGTCCTCACTCATAAATCTTGCATGGTAAGAGACTCAGCAACTAAAGTCCGACTCCCTAAGCCAGGTGAGAGAAGCCTCCTTCAACAAACCTATGATGTCTGTGAAAACCTAGCTCCTCACTTTACAACGGGCAAGTCTGTGTCCTTAAAGTCCGACCCTAATATGAAAGGTCTAATCCTCCGAGATGCACAAAAAAACCTTCACCTAGATGGAAAAGGGTTTCATGTAGTGAGTGTCTCATGGGGTGTAGAAACTTCCAACCACATCTTAACTGAACTTGTTTTAGAATAACCACTTCTACTTCGTAAAAGGAGAACTGACAATGAATATCAATCAACTAATCAACACAATGAATGACTCTACCCTCACACTCAATGAAAGAACCGAAGCGGCAAGTAAACTATGGGAAGCACAGAACAGACTCAACAAGTCTCTAAAGGGATTCAAGAGTGAACTGATCGAAAAGGCTGACGACCAAGACCTCATCATCGAATCCACATCGGGTAAATACACGACTAAGGTTGAGAAGCAACCCCCCACACCTAAGCTAGAGTCTGTAGACATCTTAGACCTTGAAGAGGCTATCGGGGAAGACCTCTTCGATCAATATATCGCTCATAGTTATACGATCCGTTGGAGCGAGTTTAGAGATGCTCCCCAAGAGGTGAAGGAAGCGTTCTACGCTGTGCCCAACCTCGAAATGATGCAGACCTACCAAGTTAAGTTTAAGAGGTCGTGACCCCTTATCTATGAGTTAGTGGGAGGAGATAAATAATGATATATCAGAACAAACGCAGAGACTTTCACAAAGCAATCTTAGCAGGTAAGACTCCTGCTGAGATCGCAGAGGAGAATGGCCTCACTGAGCTTGATGTAGTTCAGACCCTACGACACCCCAAGCCTAAAATTGCATGGGCTAACTATAACCACTTAAAAGTACCAATCCCGATGGACGAAATCATAGATGCGTATCACGAGGGTACGCTTGAGGTCTTAGGGAAAATTTATGGGGTGACTAAACAAACAATATATAAGCGACTCCCACAAGAGTTGAGGAAGTCAGTAAAACGAGGCCCCAAACCTAAAGGTCGTAGACCCACAGAGTTCAAACTGATCACCCAAGAAGAAAAAGATCGGATTGTAGATCGCTATTATCGTTCGGGTCGCAAACTCTCCGCCTGTGGAACCACATACAAGATCGCTAAAGAGGTCTTAACCGAACAAGAGATCTCTTTCCTAAAGAAAGGAGAACAAATACCACCCAAAGATATGGTCACTTTACTTGACTGTCTCTTAGAAAAGACCGCTCAAGGTATCATCGAACCTCAAGTTATGTACCATTGGAGTCGGAAACTTTATGAGTTTAAGACCAATAGCCCTCATGTATGGAAAGGGCAGATGCTTGACTGGCTCTTAGGGAATAAAATCTCTCAAGAGATCATCCCTCATATAAATGAAGCTATCGAAGAGATCATTAAACTACGAGGGTATGAAGATGCTGACAGTTAAGCAAGACGGTAAGAGGATTGTTAATCCCGAACTATATGAAGTTGATGTGGTTGATGCCTCTAAGGACTCTCTGTTCAAAATACTCGCTGTGGAGTGTGGCTTTCAAGCATCAAAACAAATCGAAGTGTGGGCACATACAAAAGAGGGGGACTTCAAAGTGAGGCTTGACTCGGATAATAACATCTTCCTTTTCAAGTACAAACACCTTGCAGACAAGTACGAGTACCCTAGCAAAAGCACTAACAGAGAGTTCATCTCAAATTTCTTAGAGTCTTCTCGAAACTTTTTCAGCAAGATACAGCGATCAGAATAGAGGGGGGGTAATATAAATGGATGTCCAAATATGTAGTCAATGTAACTGGCCTATGGAGGATAGCCATTTTAACATCTGTTGGACTTGCTGGAGGGATACGCAAGGGCATAAGAGGATAAAGTCGGATCTAAAATATGAAGCCCTACAAAAGATCATACATAAACTTCTACAAGAAGAAACGCCCCCCGACCATCAAGCCAACATCCTAAAGGTTGAAAACCACCAGCTTAAAATACAGATGAACCAGCTTAAAATGCAGATTTCTTGCTTGATTCATGCACGAGATAATTCCCCTAAGCATCCTCTTGATCAGAACCTTATCAAAACCCTCCTCATGTTCTGTCACCCAGATAAAAACCAAACACGAGAAGTAGAAGCTGGAGAAATCACTAAAACTTTACTCAAAATGAGGGAGAAGAAAAAATGAAGACCACTACGAGAAAAGATACGAGAAAGGACTTTAAGATTGAAGATAATGGAGAGGTGAAATTCAGATGACTCTCACTAAGATAGAAAATGGAAAGCGGGTTTGGCTTGATGTCCAAATCAAAGATGATAAAGCAATCCACCTCGCCCTCGTTAATGAGTTGGGTTTTGAGTGCGAAGAAGATGAAGATGGGAATCTTGAGTTTTACAGGTTTTTTGATGGAGGTGGCATAGGGGTCAGCAAAAACTATGGCCGTTGGACGATCATTCACAGACATACTCAGGTTAAGTTGAAAAGCAGACATACCCTGTTCGATCAGATTAGGGAGGTCTGGGAGATCGAAGCTGAGGATAGAGAAAATGCTAAAGGTAGGGTGTGGTAAAATGAACACATACCTAAGTAGAGACAGCGAGGGGCGAATGATCCCCAACCCCTCATTAATGACCAACATAGAAATGACCCAACACCTATCCCCCGCTGATTGGAAAGATGTTTTTGCGGAGATTGGGTTTGTAGACGACCAAGACCCTTATCCTAAGCATAACGCAAATTTATATCCAGACAGAGTTCACTACAAACACGACAAGGACTCCAACCTTCGCCTTAGCTTTGACAGTAGTATAAATCTGGTCACTATCTCCACAGATACCACTGAAGAAATCTATATTTACCCTGTTGATTCTAACTCTTTAAGCTATGCAATTGGACTCTTGTTAAAAACCATACGAGGTCTATATGAAACTCACTGTTGAACTCGTCCCTCAATCCTCATGGGGCAATAACCTACGCTCTGAAGCCAACCTCTCCAAAGCCCAATGGGATAAGCTACGCAAAACCTCTTACAAGCAAGCAGGATACAAATGTGAGATCTGTGCAGGTAAAGGATCTAAGTGGCCTGTTGAGTGTCATGAGATCTGGCACTATGATGACCAGAACAAAACCCAAACGCTCAAAGGTCTGATTTCTCTCTGTCCTACCTGCCACAAAGCAAAACACATTGGAAGAACTCTATCTGTCGAACCACCAGAGGTTCAATCGCAGGTGATCCAACAACTCGCTTCGATCAATAACCTATCTCCCCAAGAGACTGAGGACTACATCGTTCAAGTCTTTGAACAATGGAACGAGAGATCCAAACACCAATGGACGCTAGACCTCTCATGGCTTACTGAGGGTTGTTGTTAGAGTCTCGATCCACAGTCTCGTCATGCTCTTGGATCTCATGACGGATGTAGCGTGGGAGATTGAGGTTCTGCTCGATGCAGTTGCGTATTGCAGTGAACAGGTGTCTTGCTTCTTTAAGGGGGTAGTGTCCATCAACGATGACACCTCTCACATATTGGCGACCGTCCTCTGAGAAGAAGAAGGGGCTACCATCTCTGCGAGTGAGTCTCCCACTGTAGTTAGCTGGTCGGTTAGTGTTGCGACCCTCAAGAGAAGCGATGGTGCTAGGGATAAGACCCTTAGACCCGAACAGAACCTTTTGGACATCCTTCTCGGTGCAAACCACACCTGCTTCGTTGATGAGGCGAGTAGCTTGCTCAAGGCTCGGTGTTGAACCCACCCAAGCGTTGAGGCGATTCAACCTCTCCTGCAACACATCTTTATAAGAGATGGTCATATCCAAGATGACGCTGTACTTGTTGTCTCCGTTGATTCTTGACAGTTTTACTCTTGGGTGGTTGGTTGGGGTTGAGTTAGTCATGGTGGTTCTCCATTGAGAGTGGTGGGGCTTGATTGCCTTCATGTTAGGTAATAGATAAGGGGTCACAATATGACTAAGTGCTTGAAATATCTAAGGAAACAAAAAGTGTGACCCCTTATCTATACCATTATATGAGGAACGATCCTCAATAACTTACTCCCAATGGAGACTTTCATGAACGCACTTTTAACCTACTCAGAGGCTTCTAACAGAATCAGCGACATCATCAGCTCACTCAGCTTCGCCCTAAAGATGGGAGAGGCTGAGGCAAAGCCCACAGTTAAGGCTCTGCGACTTGAGGTGTCTGCTTACTTCAAATCTCTCAATCGTGAGAACAAACTCGATGTCCTCCACTCTTATGAGGCGAAGAACAAGGCAGAGCTGATCGAGAACGCTCTAACAGAGATGTTTGAGCGAGTCGGGGGAGCGTAAGCTGTAACCCCTTAAATATATCCTAGTGTGAGAGGCTAGGGAACAATCAACCAGCAATCATATAATCATTTCAAACTGCAAACCACATCTCTTGAAAGGAGACTCCCATGCAGAACATCACAGCAACACCAAACACAACTTTAACTTTCACTACAACCAAGAGTGGTAAGGCTGACCTCAAGAAAGACGGAGGCACTGTTCGTGGTCGCCACACTGTTGAGGTCAGCATGACCGTGGGGGTCGACCACAAAACCATCGCGGCTCTTGATTGTGCGAAGGTCGAGGGTGCTGACCGAGACACGCTCAAACTCGCACTTGAAGGTCGTGGGCTTGTGTTCACCGACCTTGACTTCAACCTCGCCCTAGAGGGTGACCAACCTCGCAAAAAGGGTGTGCTGACAGCGTTGCGACAGAGTGCTACAGGGTCTAACGATGACAACTCTCATCTTGAGGCTTACAGCGATCATCCAGCAGGTGTGAAGGGAGTGAGCATTCACGATGGGACAGGTGATGTCCATGTTCGTGGAATCATCATCAATGAAAAGGTCTTAACCGAAGATCCCAATGGATCTGCGAGAAAGACTAAGAGTGGGCTTCATGTCCAACTGAAGAACGCTATCTCAAGTGAACTTGATCTAACATCTCGCAAGTGGAGACAGTACAAGCTCCCTGCTTCAGCGACTGTGAATGGGATTGACAACCCTACCATCTAAAAACTGTGACCCCTTATCTATAACTCTCTGTAATACTCACTAAGGAGAACATCATGGCTACGAACAAGTATCAAGCAGTTATGACCGAAATCGCAAATCAACTCCCCTCACTGATCGCTGGTGACCCAGGCCACTCCTCTCGACACTATGAGAGGTTGTTCCTTGCGAATAATCCCACTCTCAACACTTTGGGCGATCAAATCCGAAAGGGTAAGTTTCGCAAAACTGTCCTTGAGGATAAGGTCAATGATGTGATCATTGATCTGCATCATAAACTTCAAGTACAGAAAGTGGGGGTCAAGTATTACCCTTTGGGTTTTGACTTGTCTACAATCCCTACAACAAAGGCTAAGAAGGCTAAGGCTAAAAAGGTTGCGACTGTGGTCGAAACTGTGGTCGAGCCTACCCTTGAGGTCGAGGAAACTCTAATCGAGGTTGAGGTGGACAACCCTGCTGTCATCGAAGCCCACATCGACACCGAGACTCAAGAACTTGTGGAGAATGTCGGTGGGTCTAAGGACTACCGCATCTCTCTTGATAAAGTAGAGGATGGGTACATCACATCAAGTGTGCAGGTAAGCACGACTACACTTGAGCCTGTTGAGGTTGAAGAGACTGTAGAACCTAATCTTATTGAAGAGACTCAAGAACCTAATCTTATTGAAGAGACTCAAGAAGAGGTCGAGGTTAAAGAGACTCCAGTTGCAGAGCAGGTTGATAACGAGCCTGTAGTGGTTCATAAATATGACCTCAAGGCACTTCGCCAGAGTGCCTCTTTTGACCCCATCGCAATCACCATAAGAAAAGTCACAGGAGAATATGAGGTGTACCGAGACATGGAGAATCGAAACATCGTTTTGACTCAAGTAGATCGGAAGGACTATGAGGTAATCTCTGTGGATGTGGATCACGACCACTTGAAGAGTGTTAATCCTGTTCTATCCACATACGCCTCGCAAGCAATCTCTGATTTTGAGAAAGCTAGTAATCATAAAGAGGGTTGCACGAAGGTTGTGAGGGCACTTGTGTCATGTTTGATAAAATGTCAACATACCGATGATTTTGGGGGGTTTGTCGAGGAGTGTGTAAACCCAGTTTGCCCTCTCAAGACGATTTGGGGTGGGGGGGCTACTAATGTCAACCCGAACGCTTCATAAAGAAATGCCACTCACTCTCTGTGGCGAGAGTCAAATAGAGGAGTGCTTAAATCAAGTTTGTCCAACCTTAACCAGAGTGGAAGTGAGTAATAAACTACTCACTTTGGTTTTTGATTCTCAAACAATTGTACTACCCCTTACTAGTACGATGACATGGGGGCAACTAATCAAATCCCTAAAGAGAAAGGGTTTATCTAAATGAGCCTCACTAGAAAAGACCTACAAGAATCCATCTTGATCGTGATTGAAAAAGATGGGTCACACCATATTAAACTACCCAACAACGATGAACTAGAGTTTGAACCAAAGGCTTATAAAGCTATGGTCAATACCTTAACAGTGCTTGACTCACCGAGCTTTGTACTCAGGGCTTTTCTTTGGGTCGAGCGTAAACTCCAGTATCTTAATGTAAGGCTCTTTGGATCTGATAAATTAACAAGCAAAGGATAATAACAATGCTCGACACTATCTTAGACATCGGAACGGTTGCAGGAATCTGCTTCATCGGGATCTTCCTCGTCAGTTATTATCGCATGAAGGATCTGTGACCCCTTATCTATAACCATACATGAGGAACGATCCTCAACTCTTTAAAGGAGAAACAATGACCACTACTAGAACACCCCTAAGCCTTAAACTCGATAAGTTAGAGGGTACACCTCTCAAGGCGATGCTGTGGCACTTGAATGAGGCTGTTAACGGCCCATACATCACAGCAAAGAATATGCGTGGGTGTACCGACCTCGCTATCAACGAAGCTCTCAGTCTCCTCAAGAAAGAGAGCGAGTCAATGTTCGATGAAGTATCCTCGCAAATGGGAGTAAAAGCATGAGCATCAAAAGACATCTATCAGTTCTGTTCTACCGAGAGCGTTGCCAGAGGGAGACACTGACCTCAATGCTCGAAAAGTTAAATGAGCAAGAGGCTCATGCTCTATGGAGACTACTCCAAGAGAAAGAGCAACAAGCTAACCGAGCGAAGAGTAAACTCAAACGAGGTTTTTAAAAAAAATAAAAAGATTTGTCCGATTTCGTGTGCTGAGATCGTTAAGTATATATCAACACCCACAAACACTACTCCGTAAGTAGAGAGAACAAACATGGTAAACATCATCAAGCCAGAGTACCTCAGGTGGAACTCAAACAATTCAAAAGAACACTTCGACATCGACCCCACTAGCTGGGAGAGTGGTGCAGAAACTTTCTTCCAGGTGTTCAATAAAGAGGTCTTCTGTTTATGCACTTACAGTTTACTCAAAAAAGAATATGTTCTTGAGGCCGAAGGCGTAAACATCATCAACCAAGAGCAAAAGAGCACTGAGTACCCCCCCTTTGAAGACGATGACCCTATCCGTGAACAACACGAGATCGAAATCGAATGGACGATCACAGACCCTAAAGGTCATGTCTTTATCACTGTTGACGATAAACGAGTAGGTATCGAATGGGCTGACGGAAGGATCAAGGATCTACAAGGGAATGAAGCAAGACTGATACCTAGTGAACCGTATCGAGTAGAAGAGACACTTACATCTGATGAACATGATACTCTCATCGAGATCAAACGACTCGCTCGTTTAAGAGATATGTCCACAGGTGAACTTCGTCAAAGTCTAAATCGTAGAATGACGAGCATAAGCAGATGAAAAACTTTAGACTCTTTGGAGAGGATAGCAGAGAATGGGGGTCATGGGATAACTATATCTTCGAGAACCCAAACGATAGAGGTGGAGCGTCTACATACTTTGACGCTTGGGAAGAATGCGGGTCTCTTCAGTTCAGAATCTGGCACATTAAAAAAGATTTACACATAGATCTTATAGGCAATGGATTCAACATCGCTGAAAGAAAAATAAAGTTCCATCCCGATGAGTTTCAAGGAATGGACTACAGCTCTTACTGCACCACTATCATCTTTCAAATCACAGAACCTCAAGGACAAGTCGAAGTTAAAATACCAGATGAAACCTTTTATGATGATGACGCTATCATTCAATGGGGGGACGGAATCATAAAAGACTTTATCGGTAGGGAAGCAAAGCTCGATATAAAAGCCCTTGACCACTACAAGATCTCTGAGATCCTTACCCCCAAACAAAAACAAAACTTCGTACTTGAAGATCGAGTCGATAAACTTATAAAAATCGTTCAAGGAAAGTCATGCCCCGATCTCGCAAGGGATCTTTTCCTCGCTAAAGCAAGAGGTGAATTCAAAATCTGATCGGTTACGGGTCAATAAATGGCTACCGTAGGAATCAAATTCAGTTTTTTAGCCAGTAAATCTTTATGGGTTTGATATTTATATTTGTTTTATTGTTTGTGTAGTAGAATACACCTAGAGAACACAGACCTACATACATCTTGCGTGTGTTGTAATTCTGACAACATTAAAACAACGGAGAAGACCTATGCCAATCCCCTTAGTGGTGGGAGCGATAAGTAGCTCTATCATGTCGGTATCAACGAGTAAGACTCCACACCTGGTGAGTATAGCAAACGCAGTGGATTTGAGTTTGAACGAGTGGTTACGCAGTAGTTGTACGGTACAGGGCACAGGAGCGGGGATAGTGGGTGGTGGTACAGGTTCGGGAGTATTAACGGTGTTTCCTAACCCTTTCTATATGGAGAGTGCGTTTAAGGGGAACGGATTGCTTGGGGGCTTATCACCTAGTTTATGGCTTCCGATCATGTTTGGTGTGAGCGGGGTATATGGTTTAAGTGGTCCTAGTGTGATAGTGGGAGTGGGTTTATTCAGTGGTGGTTTTGTTGGGGATGTGAACTTATTGGTATCTAGTATTTTAAGGAACTTGGGAGTCATGGGTATTATAGGTCAAAACGCAATCAACTTAGCGTCAGCGTTAGGGCAGGGTATTTATGCACACTTTCAATCGGGTCTTGTAGTGGGAGCGATAGTTGGTAGTGTGAGTTTAGCGGTGTCAACAGGTCCAATAGTTTGTAGCTTTACTTAGTAGGAGTCGAACCATTATGAAGAACAAGAAGATCATTTTAGATGTGCGTAGTGGAGACCGTAATGATTCGTCTTCGGGTTTATGTTTACGAGCAGTAGATGCGAGTGTGGTTGAGATAGATGGTCGTTGGGAGCGTGTGGGTCGTGATTTATATGAGATAGGTAGTAGTTGCGGAGCAGTAGGGTCTTACGCTTTGATTGCTTCGGGAGATGGTGAGATAGGTTCGGAGAGTGTGGTGGTTAGTTTTGAGAAGTTATTTGAGGATGCGATTGATGGAGTCTATTATTACTTAACGAACAGTCGTGTATGGTTAAGTTCGGTAAGGGATGAGAATGATGCAGTCTTAGATCATTTCTTTGGTGGGACGGTGGTTCATTCAGTTCGTTCAGATTTGGACAGTGATGATTTGGTGGGTACAGGAGTATGTGGTGGTTTATTTTGGTGGAGTCGTAATGATGTGAGTCGGACTAGGTTTTCATATGAGAACAGGGGTTGGTCATTATTGAGGGGAGGTGCTGGTAGTGTAGTTGGAGTGGTAGGTAGTGAGGACGACATTATATCTGGGTTAGAGGGAGAGTTAAGGATAGGTGGGGGTAATGTAGCGGAAGTATCTGTTACGGTGTATGAGATAGGCACTGAGGGAGTGTTCCCTGTGGTGTCCGAGGGATCTGAGGAAGATGCGTTTAATGGTGGTGCAGAGGGTGTAGTTTTAAATCCATCGGGCAAGGTTTTATTTAAGGAAGGGAGTGATCATGTTGGTAAGGAGATCTTGTATATATCTGGTACGCTTGGTGGTTTTGAATCGAATGTTGTAGGGGAGCAGGATTATTTATCTCCGAAGCCGAGATTGAATGAGCGACCTTTATTGCGAGTGGCTGGATATGGTTATAGCGATGTAGAGTTTGTGGCTACCGAAGCTCAATTGGTTGATGCTGAATATGGGAAAGTGAAGGTGGCGTTGGATAGTGGTCGTATTTTGTCTAGTGGGCAACCTGTGATTTATGATGGTTTGGTTTTATGTGATGCCCCTATTGGGGTGGGTGCAGGAGTAGACGGATTAACACCCGTAGAGAAGATGGATATACCAGATGGTTCGGGATTAGAGCCTAGTGGAGTGGCGAGTTCATTTGGACCGACAGGTGTGGGTTTAAAATGGGCTTACAGATATGAGCGAATGTATGTTCGTTTAGTGGAGGCGGGTCGTACATTACCAGTGGAGCTAGTAGAGAGGCTACCTAAGAGGTTATCGGTACATCGAGGTTATTTAGTACAAGGCACAACGAGTGTTGTATTGAGTCGTGCTTGGTCTAATCAGACGAAGAAGATTTTCGGTGGTCATGTAGCTTTAAACAGAGGGGGATTAAAGCACATGAGTATTTTGAGGCTCACAGGTACTGGTTCATTTAAGGTGGATGGTGCAGTGGTATCGTTTACAGGGGAGAATGTGGTTGGATCTGGAGTATCTGTAGTAGACGGTTATTTGGTAGTGGACTCTGGATCTATTGTAGATCATCCATCAACGGTGGAGGAGTTTGAGTCCTTAAGGTCTATTGGTCTTGTGCCGAGTTCGAGTCTTGAGACAGGTCTTGAGTTTGTTCTGACTCGATCATCAGTTAAGGGTTATTATTCTTTTGATGAGGAGAAGGTAGCGGACATAAGTGGTAGCACAGCGTTCCAGTTTTTACAGTTTGAGCCTCGTGTGGATTTCTCAGGTTATGAATCTGGCAAGTTTTTCAAGATAGGAGATAAGGTACTTGGAGATACGGACATCGAGCCAGCTTTTGGTGGCAACCCAAATGGTTTCCATTGGATTGTAGGTCGTACAGTAAGTTCTAAGGTGAACCAAGAGACATCACGCTTGGCTTTAGGTGCTGGATTAAGGGTAGGCACAACATCTATCACGATCACCCAAGAGCAGATGAATGGTTCTATATCGACTCAGCCTTTAACAGAGGGAGTTGACTATGACCTTCCTAGTGATGGGTTAGAGGGTCAAGCTCGTTTAATCAATCGTTTAGGTTCAGAGGTCTTATCGGGGCAAAAGGTTGGATCATTAGTAGGTGTAGATTTAGACTTATCTGTAGGAGTGGATGCTACGCAAGTGAGACAGGGAGATTTCTTTTATGACGGGTTAAACTATTTTAAGATCGTTGCGATTACAGGCACAGTGATCACACTTAGTTCAGCGTTGGGTATTCAGCTTGGGAGATGGAAGATTTACAGAGGTTATAGAGAGGGGTTGGAGGAAACGGAGACACCCGACCCAACGAAGATTGTAGGGGAGATTTTAGATGACCTACCTGTGTTGGATCGTAAGGCAGTAGAGGTTTATAAAGTTTACAGTACGCTTGCGTTTGATAAGGTGTTGCCTAGCTCAACTTTATTTATCCGTAAGGGAGATGACTCTTATCCTCTGACAGTCTTGAGGGATGATGTGTTGTTATCCCCTTATGAATTGAGTGGTGATCACTACACGGGTGGTTCATATCGGATTAAGATAGGAGAGATAGAGTATGAGGTTGGGGTAGGTCATACCAAAGAAGGTGAGGTTGTAGAGAAGGGTTTTACAGTCACAGATAACAGGGTTGTTTTTGAAAGCCCTATGGGGGTAGCGAACAGTAGTTGGGTCAGTGGTGAGGTGATCTTTGTAAGGAAACCTCGTAGTGGATTGGTTGATACAGCCGAGATGGATTTGAGTTTAACGCTGACGACCCCATTTGACCCAGACCCATTTGACGATTTCTTAGAGTTGTTAGCGAACCCAAGATTTGAAGCAACGAGTGGAGCGATTAGTTTTGAAGATCCTTTAGAGGTAGGTGTTGGTGTAGAGGTATCTTATACGCCAACAGATGATCCTGATGGGGTACGCATCATTGAAGCGATGGGTTTTGTGGTAATTCAAGAAGAGGCTACAAGGGTTAATGGTTTTGAGTTTACTTACAACCCTACAGGTAAAGGGGTGGAGTTATTAGCAACGCCCACAGTATTGGTTGGTCCAGAGCAGATTAACGCAGGGCTTTACAGTATAGATCAGAACACGATTAGATTTTCTTTTGAGGTGTCGAGTACGACATCGGTCAAGGTGTCTTATACGACCTTAACCTCTAACGGTGGAGATGGAACAGTTCGGACATCTAGTGGTATGGTGATCCCTAAATACAAGATAGACAAGGGAGCGACCTCTTTATCTGTTCAAAGAGACTTTACGAGTGTTTTAGGTGTTGGAGATTTGATTTATGTAGGCACACAGATCTTCAATGTTGGGTCAGTGAGTGCGAGTAGCATTACAGTAAGTCCACCTGCGAGGGTAAATATAGAGTCCGAGATGATTGCATATCTGAATGTGCCTACATTCACTTATGGTGGAACGACTAGCTCTTATGCCTTTAGAACGGTGAATAATGCGAACATCACGGCAAAGCCGAAGAGTCCAGACATTTTGATACAAGGCGATTATAGAGACTTCATAAAGGCTCAATCCATTGTGGTTCTTCAAGGAACTCCGTACCGAGTCAAAGTGGTAGGTCTTGATGACGCAACAGGTATGACCAAAGTCACAGTGGAGGGTTTCACATCGGGGCATGACTTTATCTCAACCAATGATTTCCATGTCTCGTTTAGACCAGTACTTATTGAGGGTGATACAAGCCTGACTTTAAACACTGGTCTTGTAGACACCGAGAGTTTTCAATTTATCAAGTACAATCACACAGATGGTAGGGGTCGCCTTCTAACTCCTAATGAGGACTATAGACTTAACTCAGAAGCAGGGTTAATCAACCTCACTAATGGACATGATGTTAGACCTCAAGTCAGTTATTACTTGCTCCATACAGCTTTGAGTGGTGTCAAGCCTTTTACTCTTTTAGGTGGTCGGGTCAGTAAGCCAGTCTATTCAGCTACCTTTAACCAATCAACAAGACCCGATTCTTATGATGGTTTGGGATTGAATGTGAACTGTGTTGTTAGTTCACCCGACACATTCCAAATTCGCATCGCAGACGAGGATACTTACTCATCAGAAATCGCCAATGAGCTTCAACAGAGTCTTAATCAAGGAACAGGTTCAGGAGGTAAGTTGGTTATCGTTTCTCCTACTTCACAGGGTAAAGCGATAGGGGTATATGACTTATTGGCGAATGATGTTGTGGCTCGATCAAGGATCAATCTTTACAATGGTTATGTTCAACCTGTGGATGACATCATATCTACCACAACGGGTAAAGTGGTTGGTGATGCTGACGGATCATTTAAGTTTAACTTATTGAGTTCGGGTGATTGGATCGCACCAGGTATGGAAGACACGATCACAAGAGAGATTTATCCTCGTTATGTGAGCATGGAATATCTGACCCCTCTTAATCCTGATAACCATTACCCCATTCCATCTGATACGATTAAGATCAATGGAGAGCCACCCGAAGCAAAGGTGTTGGCTTCAATCCTTGAGCAACAGCGTCCACTCATCGAAAATGAGATGGACGATTATGTGCTCATACGACAAAAAGAGAGGACAGTCTTTGACCTCTCAGCAGACTTTCCATTTGTTCGAGTAGACTATGATCCTGTGTATTCGCAAATGTGGAAGCGACATAGGTTCAGTAGGCTGTTCCCAACTAGCACGAGAATGTATTCATATCGCAATCCTGGAGCGTTAGACAGATCCACCAATGGTATTACCATAGCCAATGCTCAAAACAACGCTATGGGGCAAATAGAGAACATCACATCGCTTCCTATGGTTAATCGTAGACCTGCTCGATTTAGGGTGTATGATTTTTCTCTTACAGGATTCCCAAGTATAGATGCTGGATCGAGTGGTAGACCGACATTTATTTTATCTGCTGTTCCTTTAGATGAGTTCCCTATTGTAAATGGGTTACCAGATACTACTAAGTTTCTCTCAGACACAGTGAATAATGGGACAATCGCAGATGTCAAATATGGGAATGTAGACAAGACCTTTAACGGGTTACTAGAAGGAAGTAAACTTCAGTTGAGTCGAGATGGTGGTGCTTTTTATAAAGTTATGGATGATGCGGGAACTGCATCATTACCTGACCTTGGACTGTTCCCTCCTCTTAGTGCCTCTGAACCTCGTAACGCAAAAGTAAAACAGATACTGAAGGGCTGTTTAGTTGTTCTTGAAGGAAACGCATTTACCCTAAAGATCAACGGAGAAAGTTTAATCACTAACCCACCTAAGCGTGGCGATACAGTCATTGAATCTTTTGCTCGTGATCTTGATGACGACAGTTCGCCTACAACTACTTTTAGAGTCGGTGCTGACATCGGTCTTAAATCAAGCACAGGTGAGCTTGTAGATATAAGCCTCCCAAGTGCTAACGATCCCGACTGGCCTATTAAAGAAATAGTAGGTCAAAATGTTCCTGGTGGTGGGTTGGCCTTAGAGGGTTTGGTTGATTTCTTATACACAGAAACGACACCTTTCAAATATCCCGCCTTGAGTGGAGAATCTGTTGATGACACGGGCGATGAATCTATCCCTTACATGAGTAGGTTTAATGAGAGGGACTTATTACCTCAAATACCTCCTGCTTTGAATGGGCTTCAAGTACAAACGCTTAATGAATATGTTTATCCAGATGAAGCGAGAGGAACAGCTTCTATAGGTTCTGGGTCAATCACAACGAGTGAAGATTTCTCTAACTTGAATGGAGTCTGTGAGCAAGCCCCAAGACAGGGTGACTTGGTGGTTTTAAAACCCGACCCAAGTAATGCTCCAGGTTGTGCTTCAACAGGAGTGCTTGAGGTTGCAGAGATTAGTGGTACTGAGATTGTCGTACCTGCTTACACTACCCCTGCTTCACAAGTTAAGTACGACTTGACCAATATATTGGTGGAGTTAGCTAATGAGGGTACAAGAGGGGTTAAAATAACCGAGCAATTTTACTATAATGTGGTAACAAGCAATTGGGATAGATCTATTGTGCGGCTCATTTTTAGTGACTTACCTTTTAACTGTATCCCACAAATCTTTACTCATCTTGACACTAACGGTGGTTCACTCAAAATTGACCTGCATAATCCGACAGCACCTTATGACACCACTTATTCAATCATGCTAATTGTTGTTGCACCAAATGTTTATTCGGCAGTTATCTATGATGGATCTAACTCTTCGTCTAGTGTAGTTAGCGTATCCACAAGTTTTAATGTGATAGAAATAGATCAAGACCCAATCCCTAATGTTTTAACAAGTGTTGAAGAAGCGAATGGTGAGTTCTTAAACTATGCTAGTATGGCATCATGGTTGTTTGAAAACGCTCAAGTAGACTTTTGGGGTAACTGGCCCCACTACATTGTGGATAACACGATTAAGGATTTAAGAACTTCATTAGATGGGATTAATGAACATTATTTTGATTATCGCTTAAGCTATTATGCGGTTGAAACAGGACTCTCAATCTCTTCAAATCGAGTAGATCTCATTGGGACGGGTACAAACTTCAACAACTGGTATAACTCGAACATTGACCCTGCGATTGTAGGTGTAATGGATATAAGTAGTAAAGTTGAGATTAAAAGCTCAAATCTTGATGTGGAAGAAGAAGGTGGGGTAGGAACAGGTGCGGTCGAATCAGATGTGAATAATGGCACATATCAAGTTGAAGTTATAAATGACACCACCCTTAGAGCATTACCTCTTAATGGTATCACACGAGTAGATGATCCAATGTCAATCTTCATTGGTTCAGAGGTAGATGAGACAGATACGATTTTACAAGGCACAGCTCGATCTGGACTTGTCAACTCAGCAGGTGATGAAGATAAAGGTAAAGGCATACTTCGTAATGTATTCCCTACACAGGGTACAACGGCTCAAGTCCACACAGGTGATCTGCTGTATATTGAGAGTGGTCACAATGCGGGTACACATCGGGTCTTAGATGTCATAGAGACTGATATAAGCTCAGAGATCACAGAAACTTTGGGGTCAAGCCAAGTCCTACCCGTAGTGTTCCCTAAAGTTGTAAGCCTAGACACAGGCACAAAAGTTTTAACTACAGATGTAGCTGATCTCACGCAATACTTTAGCGACCTCAATGCTGGCTCTATCTACATCATATTAAATGATAACTACACTAACACCCCCACTCCAACATTAGACTCTACTCCAGCTCTCGTTAAAGACCCAGTATTTGGTGTCTCTATTATTAAGGTCGATTACACTAACATCGCAGGGTCAGAGATCACTTTGGATTTCCCATGTGAATATGCAGATGGAACAGGTATCGCAAACGCTACTGGTTTGAATACGATCTTAGGGGAGTATAACCAAGTCA